GGTACATTAACGTTGGTAGGTTCAATTCGAATTCACTGTCAAATTCTTTCCACCATTCACCTGTTCCATAATAGTCTTCCCATTTAGTATAATGTATTACACCAATAAATTTTTGTTCGTCAGGATACACATAAACCTCTTTACCGTAAGAATCAACATAAGAAGAACAATAATCCCAACTCTCTCCACTTACTTCAACATTACTAAATAATTGTACTGTAGGTTCTCTTGTTAGGTCCAATGATAAAAACTCAGGAGGACATATTGTCGTTGTAGTGGTCGTTGTTGGTTCAGGGTTACATGAATAATAATTGTCTCCATGCTCATATGACGTATAACCGAACATCTCTTTAGCTGATAGATATTTAGACCCTTCAGCAAATGTTCTTGGTAAGTTAACATCAAAACCAGCGAACTCCTCAGTCCACGCAACATTGAAATCTAAATATTCTGTAGTCTCTCTTTTTGCGTACTCAAATAATGTGGCCTCTTTACTAAGGTCAGTAACAAAAGAATAGTTAGGTAAAGGTCTATCTAATTGAATCGTGTTTTCATCAATAAACGAAACGACTTTATACCATAAACAAGGACCATCAGTATCTAAAACGTTTGATGGGTCTTGCGGAAATTTGATTAGAATATATTCACAAGATATTAACTTGTTAGTCACCAAAGTATCTGTCCCATCAAAGTTCATCAATGGTACACATATACCTAACGGTGTTTTAATATTTTGATTTTGCGTCACACCTAAAAACTCTACTTTCTTACTTACAACCTCTTCTTGATGATTCGGGTAAACCCTACCATAAGTATTACAACTTAATGGGTCATCAGGATTTTCACTACCGACAGGTATCGGATATTTAACATCCGAATCTTTATCTTTAGCTCTAAATACTATCTGTGTATCCTTCTTCCCATCTCTCTTAAAGATGTCTTCGTTTTTATAGTCAAATTCAGAATCACCAACCTGAAAATACTCAATGTTACAGAACTTACCAGTAGAAATTAACTCTCTACCTTTGTCTGTAATCTTAATATCAATTAATGTTTCTATATTTTTCTTTAGATATGCCATCTATATTCTTTTATTATAAATATTCAGTTAATATTTTTTCAGCCTAACATACTGAAAATTCCAAACCTTTCATATATGGTATTATAAACCTCTGATGAAAAATGTGTATACCCATCGTTGTTTTTTATATCTTTTACCGAATCTATAAATAGAACTTCATCATGTTTATTCGTTGATTTATAGTAAGCATCGTTAAACGGTCCTTCATAAAACTTTAATTTACCCACCGTTCTTAACTCACCGTTTGGTTCATAATCCGATTCAGAAACAAACCCAATAAGAATATCTTCTTTTACTTTTTGGGAATTTTCCATTCTAAATTCTCTGAAATAGTTAATATTATTGGTGTATAACACCTCAACAGTAATACCTATATAATCACCTGACCTATGTAATAATAACATAAACTCTTCTAATTCTTTACCACTTATATTAACCCCTTCAGATGTTGATACAATTAAATCAATATCATTACCCAATATAGAACCCCATATTGCAATATCAAATCGACTATCTTTAAGTGTCTTTACATTATCACCATACCACTTAGTAAATAATTCAGAACTTATCTTATCCCCCATATTTCTGGCGGTTGGTTTAACCCTTTGAGGTATTAAAGAGTTTTGGTCCTTATCTCCTTCAAACGTTGTTAGGGAGAATAACTTTCCAAATTCAGGATAACCTAACTCAATAATCTTTTCCTTAATAATATGGACGTATCTTTCTTTCGTCTGTGGATTACCGTGAGCCAATCGCTCTTTGTCATGACCTAAATGTACAAATGGTTCGTCACCATTAAACCTATAGTTCCCCCATTCATTTCTTTTAGACACTTTACCACAGTTATACTTATTATTTAAATAACCCAGATTAACCTGTTCCATAAAAATAGTATACGAATCATATTCAAATTGACTTTCATATTCTATTGTTTTTATAGTGTCAACAACCTCTTTAGCGTTACGTAAAAATTCTGTTTTTAAATCATAACTATTAAAAATCAATAAACTACCATTAACAATCTCAACACTGTCATCCACAGGTTGATAGAAACTTAAGTTTTTTAAACTATCTTTACGGTTAAACATCTTATCTTTTAATTCTGAATCCCATAATTCATAATGATATGTTATCATATCATATTGTAACTTAGTAAATTCAGTGTTTCTAAAAAACGTATCGACATCAAATAAACAAACAGGTTCCCCAAATTCTTCTATTACTCGTATTTTATTGTACGACCAAAAACATTCGTGAATATCATTATCATAATTTCTAACCCTTATCTCATCATATAAATGACCAAAACCGTACTTGGTAACAAATTCATTAATTTTATCATCACAATATAGGTATAATGGATGTCCATCTCTTTTCCACGTTAATATTGAATAAACCCACGTATATAACTCAACCGTACTAATGTCAGTATTTACGTTATAAATAAACCCCCTATTCTCATTACTAAAAACCGAATGTATACCTATCATATTCTCACATCTTTAATAATTTCAGTTATTGATTTTTCCTTATAACAATAATCCAACACAAAAATACCTAACTCTCTTGCCGAGTATTGACATAAATTCATTGTTTTAGTGAATTTATTATATATCTCCTCTAATAATTGATAATGCCATTTAATATGAGCAACTTCAATCCAAGTATCCTCATTATCATTATAAGGTATTAAGACTCTCTCATCTTTTAAATTAAAATCATACATTTCGTTTAATACGACATGATGACCCACACCAATAATAACATAAGAACGCGTTAGTGGAATTTTAGACGCAGAACCATTTAACTTAAATCGTGTATAGTAAGTCCTAATTGGGAACTGTTTAAACATGTTATCATCCAATGGGACTATTAACCCATCTTCAGAAAACCTATCTATCATCCACCCGTTAACATAATTTGAGTCACTACTTATCACTTCCCTCACAAAATCTTGTGAGACATCAACAAATTCGTCAGCATCAACACACCACACCCATTCGTTCTCATCATCACAAATTTCTCTCTTATATTTATTCTTTAGTTTACATTCCCATTCTGTCGTATATTTCTCATCCCAATGATGTACAATCTCAGCATTTTGTTTAACAAAATCGTAAATAAAATTATCTTCCATACCGTAAGTATGAAAAATACAATAAAATTTGGTAACACCTAAGGTTCTATAATGTATAAAGAATTGTTTTAACATATTATAATCCTGAAGGGACCAAACAATAAACAATAACTTCATACCTAAAGGCTTGTCGTAGGTAATTATTCCATCATAATCCAAAGACAACGCAACATTACATTCTTCTTTATAATCATCAGCACTTCCGTCATCTATTAATCTATTAGTCACTCTATCGTGTATAGTATAGATAATATCACTATCCCATTTAAAGTGATTTACGTAACCATTTAAAGGGTGTTTTATTAACTTAACAACTTGTTCTTGTTCTCCAATGACATCGTGATAACCTAAACCAATAATGACTTCACGAACAGATAGAGGCACTTTAGATATCGCCCCCTCTAATAAACTATATGTAATAAAAGAATAATAGGGAAACGTTATTTCTATGTCTTCTTCTATCGTAACCTCTTTAAGTGATGGTTTAGAAACTCTATCAATCAAACTAAACTTTACATAGTTCGCATCACTATCAACCACTTTATTTAAGTCATTAACACTAATATCTATAAATTCATCACAATCAACAGTAAACGACCATTCACCATAACTTGAGAATTTTAACCTCGCATCATTTATGTGTTTTACTTTAATATGTTCGTTAAAGACCCCGTCCCATATCTTAACAACCATAGCATTTTCCATCACATAATCTAAAACATCTTTAGTGTGTTCTTCATACGCATGATATATCGCATAAAAATTAGTTACCCCTAAATTTCTGTAATGTTTGAAAAAGTGGTGTAACTTAGGAATACTTTCTTTACTGTAAAAAGTAAAAAATAACTTCATCGTTAGAAATACTTACTTATAATACTTTGTTTATATTCACTGAATAAACTTTCGTAATTTTGTTTTGCGTTTTTTTCATATTCAAATTTACCCCCATTTACCATTTTTTTAACTATAAAAGGTTCTGGTATATTAAACTTACGACCGTGGTTCTCTAATATTAAAAATTTATTATTATAACATTGTTTAATATCCCACCCTGATTTATTAAGAAAACGACAACATTCTTGAATCCAATGGTCATCAATACCATAAACCCCTAATTCTGTCGGTATGGTTACGTAATCGAAAATCGTTGTAGAAAAAACGTTAAACCATCCACCCCCAATCATAATGTCAGAAGTATATCCAACCTCATTTTTCTGAGTTTGGTGAAACCCATAAACACTCAAAGGGTTAATCTTAAAAGGAAATGACCTGTCAGTCACATTCTTAAATTTTTTATGTGTGAGACCATCAAAGTGTTCGTTCCACATCTTAGGCAATAAACCAGAGAATATAATAAATTCTCCCATCTCTTTTTCTAATGTTTTATACACATATTGAATCGCCGTTGGGTCAAAAAATATGTCACAATCAATAAAACTAATATAATCAAACGTATCTTTGTATTCATTAATCACGTTTCTTCTAGTTGAATTAACTCCCCAATGCCCCATATCTCTAACATTGTGTATTATATTTAAGTTCTTTCGAGAATGTGTTATGAAGTTTTGAAATAAATTATAAAAAGTTTCTTTAGTCATTTTAGAATTTGACCAATCATAATAGACATCTGAAAAATTCAAATCAATATATAAGGTAACCCCCACATTTGAGTTTTCTTTTGTCGATATTTCAAAGTCTTTTATTATCCTACCAACATCTTGTATTTCTTCTGGCATGACGTGTAAAGCATACATCACAGTATAATCAGGTCTTTTCATTATCTACTTAATTTATAGTCTTCTACTATTTTATCATATAACTTAATTAGACTCATATTATAACAATGGTCTCCCTGTACAGGATGAATATAAGACAAAACATCTTCACTATTTTTCTCATTGCTCCAATACCTATCGAAATCATTCGCACCAACCCATCGTAAAAACCCTGTATTATTCATATTCTCGATTTCGTAATCGTGACCGAGACCCCACATCATCCAAACGGTTTCATCACAAAGTAATTCATCATATAAACAGGTCAATGCGTATTTACCATATCCTGGTTCTCTAAATTGATTTTTACCGTACACAAATAGACACGATAGAAACCAATTCTTATCATGGTCCACAAAATCAGTAAGTCTTTTTTCATCCGTATTCGCATTTCTGTAGAAATAGTTTTTATAATGTTCAGCCGGTATATTGGTGTTTAACGTATCTCTTCTTTGCCAAAACACTGAACTTGCCAAGTCAGGGTCTGGTGCCATAATAAGACCATCAAAACCTGAGTCATACAAATCTAACATTTTTTGGTATACGTTAGTTTTCTCACCTTTAGGGTGGTACCAAAATGCGTCTGTATCAACAACAGAAACTACGTCGTAGTTCTGTAAATGTGGATGGGAAGTTAATCCATATTTTAAAGATAACCCATCATTAACAGGTATAATAGACCCTTCAGGTAATAATCGGTCGATTAATGACGCACCTACATCATTAACAAATCCTTTTCCTAAAAATATTTTAATATCAAAATCTAAAATATCCGTATACACCAATTGTGATAAAATTGATAGGTATAAAAACTTTAAATAGTTATGATTACCCCATACTTGATATACGACACATAATCTAGCATTTTTCGCTCTTTTTGGTATATTACTGTCATTCTCAAAAAACGGTAAATTATACCCATTCATTGTGTGGAATTTCATATTATCACTAACACTCGAGTTTAGTAAATTAATCGCCCATTTTTCATTTGGTGATAGTGCGGTTCTTAGACATTCTTTCGCCTTTTCAATATCATCAAAAGCATCAATGTGTCTTAATGCTTCAATAATACCTTCTTCTAATATTTCTTTATTGTATAACGGTTCCAACATAATTATTTAATAATAAAACCAATCTGGTGTGATATTGTTATGACCGTGTTTCTTTAGAAAATCTATAATAATCTTTGGGAATTGTGGGTCGTATTTTCTGTCTCCTGTGAAATGTATTAATTTAGACTTATTTACCGCCTCTTGTATTGGAGTGTCAAAGAAATACCCTAACGCTCCACCTAACCTAAATAAATCTTTTGTCGCAAAACAGTGTAACATAATACTCATAAAACTTTGTTCTTGAGTATCGAATAAAACCTTATCAGTATAATGGTAAGGTTCATCAATAGATTTTAAGTTTGGCGATTTGAAATCAAACAAAGATAATAACCCCATAAAATTATCTTTAAAAGAACTAAATATCGATGAGGTTTCTATACCCATAAAACCAGCATTAGCACCAACACCCCTTACATTATTTCTATAATAATCAGGTGTTAAATCACGGTTAAAATAATTAGATAACCCAACAAACATACTTTTGTCAGACATAGGGAAGTACTCTTCGTCAATAACAAATGGTGTCTTATTAGCAATTAAACCATCGATTTCATTTAACTCAGGACTAACCTTTTTATTAAACACGATATCATCATCATAAGACACTAAGTAATCGATACCTTTTTCAACATATAAATAAAAATACAACAGAAGATGATAAATATGTAAAAATCCTTTCATGTTATCAAAGACACTCTTATCTATAATATTATTACTATGGTACCATTGTTTTAATTCTTCTTTGGTATAAAACTCCACACTCATCGGAAACCCTTCTCTATGTGGGTTATTAAGTTTTTCTATCTCCTTAGTCCAATCATCATCGTGTGTCCAATCGTCAATTAGAATATGTGCTTCTATTTCAAAGTCCCAAAATTCTTTAGATATTTGGAGTAATGAGAAGTACTGTTGTATGCCTCGTTTTGTCCACATTCGTGAAACTATTAATTTTCTATTCATTATATATTGTTTTCATTCTTTCAACCCAATGGTCTTTATTGTCAAATTTCTTTAAAAATTCTTTTGCCGAATTAAAGATATTTTTTCTTGTTTCTTTGTTTGTGTTTTGTATTAACTTAACCATATTTTCAAACTCTTCCTTACTCGACGCTCGATACGGATAGTTAAACTCAGGACACCACCCTTTAGATATTATAGGTAATTTACCCGCATCAACGGCTTGGAGAATTGAATACCCAAATGGTTCTTTAACATAAGCACCATGGAATATACCGAACAGACTACTATTGTAATATTCATCTGTTAAGTTTGGATTATACTCAATGATTTTAGTATTGTTGAACTTCATTTTAGTGTTTTTCTCCCATATCTTAACACCATTACTTGATGTAAAAGCATTGGACCTAACATTCTCCAAGAAATGAATCGCTTTTCTTGTTTCTGCCCTTGCAGCAAAACCAACCACATTACTATGAAAATATTCCTTATTCCATATAAACTCATAATAATTTGGTATTGTTATACAGTCGTTAAAAATATCATTAACTAAACCCTTTTGTGAACCGACCCAATATTTAGTTTCACACTCACGGATTAATTCGTCTTGCCATTCAACATTCCATAAAAAAGGGACTGAATCTCTTGAGAACCCTAACTCCTTATAAGAATTAACTATCTCTCTGGCGTATGCGTGAACCGCAATACTCTTAAACTTAAACCTATACTTCCATAAGTGAGGTCTTTTAGTGTAATGATTATGTAAGAAGTGAATGTGTCGACATTCCTGTAATAATCTTTTAGATTCATCAGGTCTTTCGTTATAGAAAATGTGCTCTATTGGTATTGAGTCCTCTTCAAACCCTTGGAATCTATAATTATCAATAAGTAGAATTGGTTTAATATCCAAATGTTTAGGTATTAACTTTAACCAATTATTAACCCATACGTCTGAACCACCACCGACCGTGTTACCAGCACCTGTGGTTATATATATGTCAAATATTTTACTTTTACGTCTTCGCATAGCTCTATTGTATACGTAAAAGTATTAAATTAAAAAATAAAGTGAATAAAAATTAAAGGAGTTCTATTAAGTTTTTGAAAGATTGGTCTTTCTTTAATTCTTCCATTTCTTCTATATAGATATTAGTGATAGAATTCTCTCTAATATAATCAAAATTAGCATTAAATGGTGCCTTTGTGATAAAACCACCCTTAAAGAAAACGTCTTTCATACCTGCGGTTACACCAGCCATATGTAGTATCTTATTTGTCTTCCATAAAGAAATGTCATCAGTAGCCCATCTGAAGTCTAATTCGGAATGTATTTCAGTCTTAACGTCTCGTTTCCATAGTAACCATAACACTGCCCACATCTCTGATGTCCATGCTTGTATTGTTGGTTTATAATCATTATACGTTGGGTGTTTAACCATCAAATCATATAATTTAGGGGCTTTGTCCTCAACCTCTTTAAAATACTCTAATAACCCATCAACACCTTTATAATATAATTGAGCACCACCTGAGTTATCATTTTGGTCTTTTACATCATCTAAAGTAATCCCCATAAAGTGACACATGTCTGTAACAATTTCATCCCCCTTAGTCTTTAGATATTGATAACCTAAATACCCTTTTGTGTTACTACAATATACCGTATTATTTTCTGTGAATTTACTATAATCGATTTTTTCGTTAAGAATAATGTCCGAATCTATCAACATTAAATCTTGTTGTTTTCTGTCAGTCGTTAAGTACTTAACAACCCCGTGTATTTTAATTGTTGGGATGTAGTGTTTTTGTACCCTATCGTCCATATATATGAAAACGTTTTTAGGATATTGTTTTTTAAATTCTAAAACAAACTTAGAAGGAGATTTTCCTTGACTAACTAGAAAAACCGCCCTATGGTCTTTTAAAATTCCTAACTTTTTAAAGTTATAGAATTGTATTAGGTTTTGCCAATGAAAATATATATTATCGGGTTGTGAACATATGGTCACCATATATTATTTTTTATTTATATTATTATCTATCACAATGGTAGTCACCATCACATAAATCATCAGCGTTATACGTAACATCAATTTCATCAGACTCCCTAATAACTCTTGGACTATTCCCTTCTACTACGAAGAACGTCCCCGTGTCAGTACATTTGTTAAAGAATCCACCACCGTCTTCATTTTCATATGTAATCTGCATCGAGATTAAAAATTCATGTATCTCACCACCAAGTGACGTTTGTAGTTTATTGGGACTGTTAGGCCCATATGTTACCTTAGCACAAAACGCATCAGATGAACCCTTTGTCGATGTTGTCGTGGTATCACCACCACCTTGAGATACAATAACCTCATCACTCACACATTCTAAAGTTTCACCTGCGTTACTATATCCATTTGGTACTGTAACACTAACAGTATAGGTTCCAACACCTAAAACATATTGACTAGGTGTCACCTGAGCAGGTATAAATAATCCGCTTCCATTATTAAAACTAACTAGTTCTCCATTCTCCCCATCATTAACTGTGTACGATAATAAATCACAGGTTAATACCGGTAATCCTGTTGTACATTCTTCGATAAATTCAATAGTATAGTCATCACTACTTGGTATACTTCCTGTACATACACATAAATCAACCACACTAACCTTAGTTGGGAAGGTATAAGACTGACTATCATTATCACAATCTATATAATCAAAACTAACACCATACAATAACGTATTTCTACGAACCCTAACCGTAGTACAGTTATCACACACATCTTCAGTCGTTGTCGTTGTTGTAACCTCTTCAGTAGTAGTTGTGGTCGTTATTGGGTCAGTGTCTTTACTAGTTGTCGTTGTCGTAACCTCTTCAGTAGTAGTTGTTGTAACCTCTTCAGTGGTACTAGTCGTTGTAACCGGGACCTCAATGGTAATAAGGTATGGACACCCACAACAGTCAAATTTATATTCCCCATAGATATTATCAAACCCATGGTCTAAAGGGTCAAACTCGTAAGGAAAAGACACGTTGGGGATACTAACACTGTTAGGTTGTGTTGTTGTCGTATCAGTCGTATCCGTAGCGGCCTTAGACGTATTATTAGTCGTAGATGTTGTAGACGTTGTAGTCGTTGGGGTAAATGTTAAATCACATTTACCATTACTCATTCGTTCAAACCTAACCGTTTGAGTTGAAGGTTGTACTGTAGTAGTATCAGTAGCGTCTAAACTACCATTCCCATTAACTGTTGTAGTATCAGTAGCGTCTAAACTACCATTCCCATTAACTGTTGTAGTATCAGTAGCAGCTAAATCACCATTCCCATTACTATCAATAGACGTATTATTGATACTAACGTTATTGTTTTCTTTTTCGTTTATATTAGACATGTCTTGTATTTTTTAAATTTTTAATAATCTTAACCATCACTACAGTTCGTTGTTTCCACCACCACAATCATCACTACAATTGTGGGTTGAACAATCAGCAACACCATTTTCTACCTGTATACCCTTATGAGTTAAACCCGGAAGAGCAGTATACGTAACTCCGCCCGCCTCTTCAGAATTGGCACTACAATAATAATAACCGTCTGGTAGTGGGTTTGTTAAATTCGAATCTGTATATACGTTTTGGTCTTGTAAATTACTATGAATAGTTCTATTAGCCCCTTCCACATAGAATCTAGTCTCAACCAGATATCCAGATGAAGGGTGACAGAAACCACCTGGGTCTCCATTTTCATCAACGATTTGGTCACAACCGTACTCACTTTTTACCGTACTTTTGAAGAAGGTACTATATTGTCTTTGAGTGGTTGTAGTTGTTACATCCTCTGTGGTTGTAGTCGTTGTTACATCTTCAGTCGTACTAGTCGTTGTTACATCTTCAGTCGTACTAGTCGTTGTTACATCTTCAGTTGTACTAGTCGTTGTTACATCTTCAGTTGTACTAGTCGTTGTAACATCTTCAGTCGTACTAGTTGTTGTAACATCCTCTGTTGTCGTTGTAGTAACAGAAGAACCTAATACTGTATATGATATATCATTATCATTACACACTCTCTCTATGTTTCTTATATATTCACAACCACCACAATTAAACGTATATGTACCAAAAATATCATCAACTCCATGTTCTGAAGGATAAAAAGTGTAAGGGAAATTAATACCCGGTATTGTCACGGTAGGTGTATCAGGCGTGTCAGTAGCAGCCATAGACATATTATTATTAGTCGTTACCCCACCACAATCAGGGGTAAATGTTAAATTACACGGTCCATTACTAGGACTACTAAACGTAACCGAAACTCCACCTGTGGTAGTAGTTGTAGTAGTATCTGGAGTGTCTGTGGCTAACCTGTTATTAGTATCGTTAATATTTCCCATTTTCTTTTATTATATAAATATATTTATTCTATTAAATCTTTTACTTATTGTCTTTATATTTTTATTTAACTTAGTATTGGTTGTGTGAAACAGAAGTAATTCGGTTGATGACATGGTAACCCTTCGGGTGCCTGTGTTACTGTTCCTGAGTTATAAGTAACCCCTAAAGTCCAATAGTTCATTTGACTATTGTTTGTCAACGAATTAAGAGTAAAGTTAGCCGTCGAATTACCTCTACTAACCGTAAGACCATAACCCGTGGTTAATGCGTTTGCTAATGTATCAAAATCACCATTTCCACAAGCGACATCATATAAATAGAATTCAGTTATTTGACTAACTGTTGTACTATCAGCATATGCCTTACCTGAGGATTGTGGTATTACCTGAGAACCTAACCAATCAAAATTAACACAATAAGTTGTTTCATTATTTCCTCTAGTTGTTGTCGTTGTAATCGGACCCGAACCACCGTCACCCATAGTGGTTGAAGTAGTTGTTGTTGGCTCTTCTGTAGTAGAAGTAGTCGTTGTCCTATCCTCTGTTGTACTAGTCGTTGTTGTTGGGTCGTCAGGTTCTCTAAAACTTGTCGTTGTTGTCGTTTCATCGCTTGGACATTTTCTATTTTTGTCACATTCCTCACCTACTTGGTAAATTAATTTACCATCTGATGTTGATATATTTAACCCGGTACCACACACTTTTTCACTTTCTAATGGGTTTACCATTATCTCTCTCTGAATACCATCACAATCGTCATAATACCCAATATGTCTTCCAGGTCCCGTAGAAATATGTGTAAATTCTATACAAACACATAACGGCTCAACATCTGTTGTAGAAGTAGTCGTTGTCGGCTCTTCTGTTGTACTAGTCGTTGTTGTCGGTTGTTCCGTTGTACTAGTTGTTGTCGTCATATCCTTAGTCGTAGAGGTAGTCGTTGTCGGCTCTTCTGTTGTAGAAGTGGTTGTCGTTATATCCTTAGTCGTAGAAGTGGTAGTCGTCTTATCTTCTGTAGTACTAGTCGTTGTTGTCGGCGCTTCTGTAGTAGAAGTAGTAGTAGTCCTATCCTTAGTCGTAGAAGTAGTTGTTGTCGGAGATTCTGTAGTAGAAGTAGTTGTTGTTTTATCTTCACAATCAACAATAAAAACTTCCGATTGTCCACTCAATATTTCCGTAGCTGAAAATTCAATCCCCTGACAGATAGTAGAGTTACATGTTTTATTTATTGTTATCTGATTTCCATCACAATTTTTGTAAACCACAAACATTCTATCATCATAAGGGTTTGTTTTATAACAAACACATGGTTTTTCAGTAGTCGTACTAGTCGTTGTTGTTGGCTCTTCTGTAGTAGAAGTAGTTGTTGTCGGGTCTTCTGTCGTAGAAGTAGTTGTTATCGGCTCTTCTGTCGTAGAAGTAGTAGTAGTCCTATCCTTAGTCGTACTAGTCGTTGTTGTTGGCTCTTCTGTAGTAGAAGTAGTTGTTGTTGGTACATCACCAATAACGTAACTTATATCGTCAATACAAATATCACCAATAGTTATGTCGTCAATACACATCTCTATTTCATCACAACATATTAACTCACAATAAGGAACACATTTATCGTTGATATATATTGTATCATATCCGTCTTTCGGTCTATACCACGCAAACATATCCTCATCAAACTTAATTTGATACTTGTCATTAAACAGACCCTCATCACAGTAATCATCATAAACCAAACTCTTTACTTCAATTACACCACACTCTTCTGTTGTTATTATATAATCACCAATACCAATCTCATTAGCCGGTTTAGAGATTATCTGATATTCATTATCGTAAAACACCTGTGATGGTGTCCCGTCTAAGTTATAAATCGTTCCAATTGGTTTTGTAGGTGCTTCAGTATAACACGTTGTTAATAAGTCGTTCGAATTCGTTTTGTTTAAATCCTCTAACACCAAAATATTATGATGGAATTCTACTTTAACCCTACCTTCATTAATATTAATGTATTTGTATATTCTTCCACATGATGTACTCATCACAGGAACCATTTTAATGTTTTTTGTGTAATTACACACAATACCTTCATTTCCATATTGAAACTCCGAGTAATCACAGAAATCCATTTCTCCGTAATTAGGACTCGCAGCGATAATTAAATCACCGACATTAATATCCTGAACCCTAACTGTTTCAACATTTTCACCGACAATTACCTCATCAATAGTTATTTCGTATGGTATTGTTTCTCCTTTAACCCTATAAAATTCAGTATCCGTTAAATAACCTTGACACTCAGGTCTTATCTCATAATCAAGTCTACCAACACAATAAGGGTTTATATTTGAATAAAATAGATATTCGTTTCCGTAACAGAAATATCCTCCATAACCTCCGTATCCGCCATACTGACCGTAACCTCCGTAAGACGTATAGTCACCGTAACCTCCGTATCCACTATACTGACCGTAACCACCGTATCCACCATACTGACCGTAACCACCATATTCGTCGATAGTTTCTAAATCCGTTTCAAAATCAAGACCCACCAACATGGCGTTTCTTTCTTTTAAATATATATGTATCGGAGCACCTGATTGGTCGTACGCATGTATCAACCTATTCTCACCTGATTTAATCTTAACAATAAAAACATCACCAGCTTCGTCATACCATATAGTTTCTCCCTCAACCAAATCTTCTTTACAATCAAAGAACATATCATAAGGTAAAGTGGTACCGTCTTGAGCTTCAAAAGTCCCACCATGTAACCATATTTTCACATAATCAAACCCATCGTCATTAACTCTATCGCAAATACCAATACTATCGCCCGTAGCATAACGGTGTCTGATAACATTTTGGTCTTCTTCTAAATCATCAACTGTTATACAGTCGTCAATTTCCCATTCTAATGAATGTGTGAATACGTTTGTGAAATCTAATAAGTTTTTATCTGATAATTTACCATATATTTGAGTATATGAACCTTTAGGTCCTTCAGTAAACATAAAGTCACCATTAACCGATTCAGGCGCATCAGGATAACACGAAAGATAAATGTCTTCAGTTATGTGTTTATACACAGGAAACCTGTCTATTGTATCTAACCCACCGACATACTGATACGTCCCATGATATACTTTATCGTAGTCCACACATTTAACAACTTCAAACTTTTCAGTTAAAAATACAGTACCCCTCGGGTCTAAACTATCTATATGATGGTCAGGGTAATTTACGTCATAGTGAACACCTCCGAACTGACTTTGGTCAATACTAAACGGAATGTTCTCCAACACAAAACATCTGTCTTTACAGTCATCTTGTCCTTCACCCTCATTAATAATAACTTTCATCCCTATTTCTAACGAATCTATATCGAAACATTCTCCACAGTAACTATTGGTTATTAACTTTATCTCGTTATGACAATCATAACAAAACTCACCATCTTTAAACCCTTCAATCTCAAAAGCACTTAACCCTTCAACCTCTGGACTAGTCGTCTTTATAGTAGAACCAAATACTGTGTCAGCAACATACGTCAATCCATCGTCGTTATCACATAAAAAATCACAATCACTAACTTTATCAGCAATCTCATCTCTATATATGTCTTTAGATATTTGTGACAACATCTGAACAATAGTGGTCACAAAATCTTTACATTCATCAGGATAACACGTTACGTATGTTTCAAAATCACATAACATATAAATCGGATTGTCGTATTGTGGACACGTGTCAGGACTACCAGGTTGAGCATTATCCAAATTACACGAACCCATCTTATCAGACTCGGTCGAAGTAAAGAAATGTGTCCACTCTTCGCCCCCTATTTGGTATATTTTGTCGTTTATTTTTACCTGTAAATACCAATTACCATAACGATATAATCTTTCGTAACAGTCAGGTATATTCTTATATTTTTTTAATGAGTCAATTAATGTCTCATATAATGTCTTCGCCAATGATAAGTCTAATGACATAACATCGTTTCTACACGGTTCTTCCCAATTAAACTTTGGTCTATGTAGATTATGGTTCTCAACTTTTTCACCAGTAAACCATAAAGTAGTTGCCGGTATAAACTGTTCAACTAAACGTATCCAATATGTACTAATTTTGTTTAAGTACGCATACGTTAAGTCATAATCATACGCCTTACCTAACCCACTTTCATAGTAATCCTTAAATAATTCGATTAAATCCCAATATTTCTTTCCGTACTTACCTTTACCTACTTCAACTCCGTTCCAAAAACCATATTCAGAGAATTGAGCAAATGTTAAGTTATTTAATAATACACCTGAATACGATAATGAGTGTTTTTGATATGTCCTTACAAAATCAAATAACACCGCTCGACCAGGGTTAAGGAATATATCAACGTTCTTTCTGTTTAATATAAACTTGTTTGTGTCTGAATCTGACTTCTTATTGTCGATGTCAGCCTTTAACTCCCAACCATCATCGAAGTTTGGGAAATTTTTATATCTATCATAGAATTTCTCACCATAAGTGAAATCTTCAAATTTTGTCTTAATTGTTTTTGGTGAAGTTGTCAAATCAGACCTTTCTTCATCCAATACCGAAACAGACTTATGTGAATCTGTCCTTTCAAACCAACCAGCACCCTTTTGGAAGAAGTAGTCGTTAGTTATCGTAGGAGTTTTAGGTATTGAATTGTCTGAAGTACCAACTCTCTCTATTGGATAGTCATCAACATTATACACCCCACCCGATTTCTGTACTTCAACACTAATCAGTTCTTTATCTAAAATATAAGCATCACCATGGTTCTCACCGTCAGGTAGTTGACCATTCTCTAAATACCCTAATACGTCTATTTCAACATTTGGATATTTCTTTTGGAAATCCGACTTATCTAACCATTCCTCTTTAATTTCACTCCAAACTTTTATCGTTTTGAAGTCTACGTCAGATTCAAACCACTCACCATCAATAACGTTATCTAATTTTTCAGAAAACTTATCGTAATCAATTCGGTTTATAACCTTATAAACGTATTCGTTTATCTCAACAAATGATTCAGGTGCCCCAATAAAACTCAATAAGAATCTAAGGGGTTTTCTCGTACCTTTAGATTTGAATAGGTACGCTGAATTTAATATTATTCTTCTATATATTTCAATGTCAGTCTCAAATGGTGTTTTTCCTTTTGTTAACCCATCAAACTGACTGTCTTTTTTCTTATATAAGTACTCTTCGATGTTACGGTCCGTAATTGAGGTTATCACATCCAATCCTAATAACCCAGCCAAGTTCTTTAATAGTAAATCGGGTACGTTATTAATCTTATCATACGTAACATTGTTCATATACGCAATATTGTCTATGAATTTCTTTACATCATCGAAAAACCTACCATATAGTTGGAATATTTTCTTAACTTTTTGACCTTCCGTATCAAACTCTTGTAAAGAAGCCGTACTTAAAAAACGAGCAATTAAATTCGCCTTGTAGTTATCAATAACTTCACACGTTTCAAATAACTTCTCTAAATATCTTTCAAATTTATCCCCTTCAACTACAATGTTAAAGTCATCGGACAATTCCCATTTTATCTTTTCATCACCAAAATACAAATTACCGTCACTCGTTTCTTTAGGGACTTTAAACTTAGCCTCGTATAATGGAACGTTCTCTCTATCTAATAATAATTGTTCAAAATCGTCCATTAGTTCAAACTTCTTCTCAAATAAGATGTCGTTTAACTTAATGTAGAATTCTTCCTGTGTTGAACCTGTAAATGGTTTTCCGTGAACAGTAATTGATAATTCACCATTATATCTGTCTTCTGGTAATAAAACCTTTTTAATTTTATATTCAACACCCGAAAACAATAAAACATATTTTGTAAATTCTTTAGCGAAGTTTCTATCAGAATCGTATTGTCCATCGAAAACTTTTAAACCAATATTACTATATTCAATCCCTAATGGATTTCTAATCGCTCTTAATGGTATTTTAAAGGTCGTGGTATTAAATTGTAGATTGTTTACAACGTCATATGCCGTATCAACGGTCTGAGCGTCGGTTGTTGTTTTAAACACTCTTAAAGAGGCTGGAAATGTGTTTGCGATATTCTCAACCGCAACCTTAGCTCTTAAGAAAGCAGAACCAAACAAATCTTTGGACCCCTTTTCAGTGTTAAACTTTATTTTTAATGATTGGTCAAATAGTTTACTAACTTCTTTAATTGATTCCTCACTGTTTAAGTCCTCTAAAGAAATTGGTTTAGAAAAATCTGAAGTTGTAAAACTTTTAGTATCTCTAACAACAGGAGTTCCTTCTTCAGAAAAGTTTTTCTGCGTGAAATCATTACCCTCAGTATTCTGACCCCCTACAAGACCATCTGAGAATGTACCACTACCGTTAGAAGGAAATCTAATGTTTGCCATTAATTCGCTATATTATCAAAACCTTTGGACGTGTCGATGTCATCAATTCTATCTTCACGGACCTCATATAATTTATTATTAATTTCATCACGTATTTCAAATAAGTTATACTGTCTGTATATATTATTCTCTTTATCGTAAATCGTGTATATTCCGTCTTCAATTGACTTAGTTTGATTACCATACAATGCGTATGCTAATGTTTGTTCGTCGTGTTCTACTAACTCAACCTCCATGTGTACAGGGTTAAAGTAAGTATTGGTTAAGATAACATTTTGGTTTGGTTCACCAATAAATGGAATCTCATTTGGATTATTTGTTGGAGCAGTACTCGGAGTTACAGTACAATATACTAAACTCGTAGGATTACTCGTATATCTATATCTTAAAGATTTTTGATTTGTATTTGTTAAATTAGCAACAATCGGTTCACAGAAAAAACTACTCGTTATAACTCTATAGAAGTTACTAATCTTTTTACCACTATCGTCTAAGTATTCAATTCTGTACCCAACCAATCCGTTATTTACAAATTTACCTCTATCTTCAGATGGTATACTTGATACATCAAATATTAACCCCTTAACGTTTGGTAATGTTAATAACACACCACAATCTGTGATGTTTGTTCTTATTTCTTTTGGTCTGATGTATAAGTTATACACCCCTAAATCTGAAAATTCTCCACTTTCAAGTGTTAAGTTATATAAACCCCCTAACATCTCTGTTTCTTGAGTACCACCTGTCACATCGTTATGGAAAACAGGTGACAAAATATCACTAGCATTTAATTTTTTAAACACTGGTGCCGTATTCGAATCTCTATCTGAAGCATAATGTAAAAAAACCTCCACATCGGAAGGTGTAACATCTGCTGGTCTCTTTATTCCGTAATTACCTGTTGCCATCTCTTTTTATATTATTATAAATAGTATTTTATTAAATTTTTTAGTCCCTAATATCATCAGAATCGTTAATCTTGAAGAATTTATTTCCATTCTGTTCAAGTTCCTTCATATTGGATACCTCACCCATCTTATAATAGAACTCAAATGGAGCCTGTTTACCTCTCTCAATAAAGATATCTGATTGTATCTCAATTTCGTTTGTTATTCCATGAAACACCTCTTGATGTACCACAGGACCTGTATCCATACTCAAAAGTTCGTGAGTAAATCCTTCATTTTGCCCATTCGTAAATAAAGACGGATAAACACTAATCGTGGTGTATCCCGTTTCCTCATCATCCATATACTTAATCCCGTCAATGAAATATACATAAACCATATTTGTTGTTGATAACCCACTAGTTATCTGAGATATACCGTCAATTCCCGATTTACCCTCAACCTCGGTAATAGTAGCCTGTAATCCATTTGCTCCATATCTTCTTAATTCATTTAAACGACTAACCCCACCATCACATATTATAACACCTGAAGTATTAACATACGATAACATTTCGTAGTCATACCCTAAACTCTCGGGAGTGGTCGCATTAACGTCAAACGTAATATCAATATTTGAAGGGACTGTCACTTTCTTTACCTGTTTATTTCTACCCCACGGAGTATCAATTGTAAGTGTTATATCATACGAACCATTACCACTATATTGATGCGTGTTTAATACACCGTTAACTTGGTATGTGTTTTGATTTCCGTCACCCCAATCAACATTATATGAAAGACTTTTCATAAATTTATATCTATCGTCATTAACACTATCACGTAATTTAACTGTCGTATCATTCTCATTGGTTTGAACAACAAAATTACATAATACATCAATATGACCAATATCACCATCAGTTGGAGTATATAAACCAACATTGTCGTAATCTTGCTCTAAATAAACCTTAAGACGGTAATTAGTATTGTCTGATATTTTTTTAATTGTCTTTTTCATTATAACATTTGATAAAACATTAATGGGTTATCTTCTGAATCACCTACTCTTCCCCCTTCAACACCATCACTATATTCATAAATTTCATAAGTCAATTTCTGTCTATCTAATTTAACTTTATAGTAAAAATCTTTTTTAGGGTTTATCCCTGAATCAATCAATGCGTCGTTAGTCATTCTAACAACACCCCCTGTCTTTGCATTAAAAAACCTACAACCCATATAAAACTCATTAAACGGTTTTGTTTCTAAACTCTTAAAGACAAATAAATCCGATATCTCATTATTTTTAACATTGTTAGAATATAAGTTTGGTACAATATACGTCCCTGTTTGAGTTGGTTTTAATAGCCGACTACTTTCAAACCTATCACCATAATCGTCATTTCCTGCAGTATTATCATCATCACCATCACCATCAATATCCACCATATCATCTTCATAATCGGCAATACCATCGTAATCAACGTCGTAAAAAGCCAAATTAGACAAGTACATAGGAATTATCTTAGTAAGTTGTAGTTTTTGTCTCTCCCTTGATGTCGTATCAAAGAAATCTAACTTAAAAAAACTATTCTTTACGGCATTACTGAATAAAACTAACTCCTCTTTATTGAACTCCTGAGGGTAATATTCATCAATCCAAAATGGTGAGTTACCACTTTTATCTATAAATGACGCCGCAATATATAATCCATTATCACCAGGGTTTTCACAGTTTTCATCTTCTTCGTCACAATAATTATGGATGAATTTAGACACCTCATAATCTTTTACAGGGTTTATTATATCCTGTAATACATCATCAGAAAATTTTTCAATCAAATCCTCCTGACCTGTAATATCAAATTTAGTCTCTAAACTAATCGGGATGTTTAAACTTTTTCCCTTAACTATTCGTACTTTACTCACAATCGTCAATTAAGAATGGGTTTATTCGAGGGTCGTCACCTCTGTCGTTAGTAATACCATTAATGGTATCTGGTTTTATGTAAAAGTTTTCTATATTATTAATATAATGACATCCGTTAATAAACGGATAATCAACACCTAACCCATTTGGGTTAACATACCCTTTCGACCATATATCTCTCCATTTCCAAACATTTTCTTTTTCGAAATACTTAGCATATGACGGTAAATTATAAATATCACTCGTTTCGGACTCTTCAATATAATCCGAATATACCCTTATCTCATATTCGAAGTGCGGGGTGTATCTATAATTAGGACCTTCATCTATCGTGAAATACTCATCGTTATATTTTAATCTCAAATACCTATCAGCAACCTTTCTCTCTAACATAGTGTACGGATTATATTCATATATCCCACCTAAAATGTAGTCACCAACATTTAGGTTCTTAACAACCTTATCATTACCATCATATAAATACGATTCATCATTTAACAAATCCTCTTCGTTTCCAAAACCAAACTGTGGTTCATACCCATATTGTTGTCTACTAAAGAACGACATACTATTAGTATGTATCTTACTGACATACAATTTAGTTAATGGTCTCTCTAAATGGTCCGTTAACCCTTCGACATCAACCTCGTCTTTTAAAATCGACATATATGTAGACCCGTGCTCTTGGGTCACAACCTTACCATTCTCTTCAAATTCTGGGGTTCCTGTGTCCTTATCAACACCAAACTTTTGTATCACCTTTTCATCTTCAAAAATCGAAGACTCAAAAGCATTTTTTTGTAATTCAAAATCACCGTGAGTCTTTATAATCTTATGTTTTACCACATAATATTCTGAAGTAGACTCCTCTTTATTATTTTTCTCGACCACACGTTTAAACTCACCTTCATCCAATACTAACCCGTCAGCCAATTGTCCTTTATATATTCCAAAATATCTTTTTTCTGATTGATATTTCGTATTTCCTATGATATCCACACTGTATACTTCACCCTCTATTTCAACAAAGTCATCTTTAGTTAACCCATGCTCAAACGGACAATATAGTTCAAAATAAGAACCATTATCCACTGACTTAAACGGCAATCCGTTATTTAAATTAAATTGAACCGCACCTTGACCCTCCTGTAGATTAACCTCTATGTCACCTTCACTCACATACTTTTCGCTAGGATACGTTATAAACAAATTCCAATTTATCCTATCTGAATATACCGAACCAAAACCATTACCCCCCTTATACCACGAATAACTATTTGGGTCATTACTACCATTATAATCTCTACGTATAAAATCAATTTCATCCGAAGATATTTTACCCACCATTTGAGTTCTAAGTAAATCTGACGGAGTATTTGCAGACGTATCATTAATAAGTCCACTTATTTTATCATTATTAAAAAACATCTCCTGAAGTATTTCCACATTGTCCGTTGAAACATCCGTAAGATTTTTCCATATTGTTCTTATGATTGTCGTTATTCTGTATTTTTCAGACTTTTGTCTCTCTCTATCATATTGTTCAGACTGACTTAATATTACGGTTCGGTCCCCTTCAACAACATGTCGACTATCTTGAGCTAACTCAACTTTTAAGGTCATGTCCGTCTCCTCAGAACCTTTAAACCTTAACTCAGGTAAAACTATTTTCTTGTTTGACATTATTTAGGTCCGAATTTATCTATAAATTTATTCCATGAAGTCTTACCCGTTCTTAAACCAAAGTAAAAGAAAAACGGTCCACCTAATGGTATTTTATTATTATTATAGTTTTCTGATTCACAATCCCTAATCGGTGGTAACGTATATGCTTCATACGCTAATTCCGTAGTAGTATCGTTATCATAATAGTACTGAGTATCGTCATCTCCCGGTACAGTATCTGGTTTTAACATCCCATCTTCAACCCAACCACCTTGGTATTTAGTTTTAGAAATATTTGTTTTATCCCAATCGTGATTTTCATCACCACCAAAACCTACACCCTTTTTATCCCACATATAATATGGTACTTCTTGTGATGTTTCAGTTAAGTTACCAACCCCGTTAACACATAACCTCATCAATGCCCCGTTCATCTCAACAATGTCTAAAGTATCCTCATCGTCTTCTGAAAAAACAAAATCAACACCCACAGGACCCACACCGTCATAAACAAATGCACCCCCACTTGGCCAATATGGACTGTCTTCCGACTCATCTTCATACCCAAAAATGCCCATTTGTGAATTATAATTTAATAGTTGAGCAATGTCCCCATCAATAGAGTTACCAAATCGCTTATCAAACAAATCCTTAGCATCTAACTTACCCTTTTCTTTAACCTCTTTAGACATAATTATATACTCCATAAGGTCATTAATATCTTGGTATGTTGTAGAACCAATACTCCTACCTATTGAACAATTAACATCCAATTCTTTATCCGTACAAATCTCATTTATAAATGTATTTCTAGGACCTAAATCTGTTAACGTTGTTGGTGATAATATTTCAATTTTACTTCTGGTTACGCTACCCTCAAATAACCCAACGTAAGACTTTTTAAGTCCTGTGAATTCACCATTATAATACGGTGTTGAGCGGTAGTAGTAGTGAACCCCTGTCTCATCATTTTTTCTATATATTAAATCTTTACAAAACTTAGCGTTACTACCACCTCTTCTTCTTCTAAATTGGAAAAAATATAACGACCCATTTAACCATGAGTTAAAGAACCCATATGAAATATAACCCGAACATAGTAACTTACCTAATCTTTTTCTTCTAATATAGTTATTAATAAGTTGTTGGTTTTTACCTGCTGCGGGAACTAACATATATTTACCATCTCTAAATTCTGAAAACCCTGACGCAGTACCAGTACCACGATGTTTTATCGCTAATGGTCTCCCTCTCCTATCCGTCAGTGAGTAATTTTCATTGGCGTATCTTGAAATAGTAGCAACAACACCATATTCTGGCGGTTCAAAAGTACATGGGTCATCATTACCATCAATAAAAACATCAGGGTAATTATCAATCTCAGTAGGATTTTGTATGTAATAACTATATGGGTTTGGGTCTATAAAAGCCTTTAATGACATATCATTATCTTCATCATAAATAACGTCGTACTTCTCACAACCAGACTCAGCAACTACGTTACCACCATCACCACCACCTGTAATCACTAAAGTATCATTTTCATATATATCCTCAAGGTATATCACCCCGTTCTGAGCATGAGCAGTACCTGGAAACAAAGTGTCTTCATTCCCATTCGAACCATTCTCTTGAAGTAATGTCTCGGCAATATCCAAAAACCCATTTAAAATCTTACTCGGAATAGCTCCCGAATTATAACCAACATCAAACGGATTTTCAGTACCATAACCAACAAGTAAATACGAATACTCTGGTGGTGATAAAGTTATCGTATTACCACTGTTAGGGTCCACCCACGTGAGAGCAGCCTTAGTGATGTATTTAATAATATAATTCTTATCTGGCGATAACACCACAGTATTTGTTGGTATATGTAAATCATAATCAGGTGATGAATCGTAATTTACGTAAAATTCATCGAATTCCACCGGTAACGGTGTACCTGAAGAAAAAATAGACGGTTTAATCAATGATAAACTCTCTAATTCAGAAGATTCAGGTAAATCTATATCATATTGGAACCCCGATGATGGTGTTGCTTGGTCAATGTTTGATGCAGCATCTTCACAATCATAACAATCAGGATAATTAACCAAACCTAACGTTCTAAAGGTTGAAATTTGTATACCTCTAGCAATATCAGCAAATCTATTACCAAGAGTTTTAAGTGGTCTCCATGGACCAATTTTTATGGAATATATATAATCCGAAACATCAAATATCAGTTCTACTATAGTATCAAATAAAAATTGGGTTATTTTAAGATAGAAAGCTTCTAATAGGTTTACTATAATAACAATTAAAAACTTAAACTTATTATTAGCAACCGCATCTGTTATTGGAAAATATTGGTTATTATTCGCACAATCTTCTTGAGCTTCTGGTTGAATTTCTTTAATCCCTAAAAACGATTCATTTCTATTTCTTACAAAAATCGAAAAGGCAGCCTCTAATGACGACTTATTATAATACTGATTGATAAACCCTGAAATAGTATAAAGCCTATTATACCTCAAAGAGTAAAAATAATCGTTAGGATGTCTATCCCCGTTATTTTCACCAACAATGTCATCCATAGCCCCCGAAGGATAATCGTCTAAATTTGTCGAAAACGCATATGACTTAGGGTCAATCGACGAATAGTCTCCATTATTGTTAGTCTGATGTTCTTTAATCTGAGGTGCCAAATACTTACCCCTATACGATTTTTTACCACCACTATCATCTTGAAGTGATAACCTAAACCTATATTTACCTAATGTTGGTATTCCAACATCAGGGTCTTTAGATTCAACAATATACCCAAACTCATCCGTCGTAACATAATTTAAATTCATAGGGACCCTGACAAAGAAACTACCATCAGAATCAATTTCACTATCTAACTGTATAGACTCTAATATAGGTCTCTTAAAATTTACATCCCCATTAATACTTTCATACTGACCACTAAATCGAATACATTCGATATCTCCCTTACCTGACACTAGTGAACACTTTTCACCCATATCATTGTCGACATTACACCTAACTCTAACGGCATTTCTCTCACTATCAGTATAAGTTCCACCCATGAAAATAGAATACGGTTCAATACTAACACCCCTTTCCTTTAAATCAAAATCAGAACGAGTAATACCGATTTGACACAATTCAGGATTACCCCAAAACGGTTCTACGTTTACAGTTTTCTGTGTGGAAATAATTTGAGGTAGCGAATCTATATTATCCGACGACATAAAAGTATATGAATTCTCAAATAACTCTTCAGAGGTACCCTGATAAACAAAATCAAATGGTACCATAGACTGACAACCAATGTCAGACAAATCTAAGTCGTAATGTAATGTATGTGTCCCCAATGGAACCCCAAATAACATAAAGTCACCTGAGTCATTGGTCTTTGCAGTATATTTGTAATATTTGTCATACACCTCTAAAACATGGTCCTGAGTTAAGACATCCACTTTAGTTGGGAATGTACCCGTAGGTGTGTGACCAGAATGTTGTTTAATGCTAGGTAATAAGTTATACCTATACCCATCTTCGTTTCTTGACGTTGATGTCTTGAATGGATATATTTCACTGATAACAGGATTGTCCTCATCAATGTTTTCAATAGGTACAAATATTGAAACCCGAGCATTTGGTATCCCATATCCTCCGTTAGTGAACACTCTACCCACCACAACACCAAAGTCAGCACATAAACTTGTGTACTCACTTGTTTGTGTCATTTTTAGGGATAAGATGTCTAACGTATCAAAGTCTTGGTCGATATTGATTTTAATGTTAGTATCTACTCCGGGTGTTGTTCTTATTCTATAGGATTTAGACATACGTGTTTCTTTTTAGATAAATATTAAATTAAATATTTTCCTAATTAATAATAAGATAATACAAAGTAATGTAAACTTGATTAATTAATCAAAGGTGCAGAAATTGTTTTAACTCTGACAACGATATCCTTACTTGGGAACCTAACTTGGTAAATCTGATTACTTCTCATATAAACCGTTTCATCACCTAATTGAATTTGTTTGGTGTCTTCATCAATATACGGTTGAGCAGTTTTAGTATCTGAATACCCTTCACCCACTTTATTAATAACCCTTAAATCGACTAAGTTAACCACACCAGATTGTGAATTAACAATTTGTTTTAACTCACCAACATATAAATGTTCACCTAAGTCTCTACCATCAATCTCCAAATATGAAGACACTTCTGATAAAATCGAAGATATGATTTCTGTTTGATTAACATTCTTATCTAATATAACATCTATCTCAAAACCTAAGTCAATAATCTCAGCAACTTCTGTCTCAATATAATCGTTAATCATTCGATATTCTGATAGATACTCAGCAATGTTTTGTCTTAAAACGTTAGAAACTTTATTTGTTAAACTACCATCAGAATCATAAGACAATAAATTAATTCTTATCTTATTATCTTCTTCAAATACGTTCACCTTTGATGGTGCTCCATATTTTGCTGGCATTGTCTTTATTAATATTCTATAATCATTCAATGTCACGGCTCTTTCTTGAGCGGCGAAGTTAAACGCAACCATATTTCTAATTTCTTCTAATGATGGTTTGTCCGCCCCACCAATTGCGGCGGCTACGTTAGACGCAGTTAAAGAGTTAATAACTCGTGTGTTGATATTAGACGATGGTCCTGTTACCGAAAAATCATAATCACCTAAGTCGTTTAATGAATTAACACCTACGTTAGATGTTATACCACCACCAACACGATATTTTATAAATAAAGTAGTGTTTGGTTTAACTGATTTACCTAACGATAAGTTATTTGTGAAATCTAATAAATCGTAACTTCCTTCTAAGTCAACGAAAGTATCGAATTGGTCTTGAGCCGATGTATTACCACCACCAAAAGTCACAAACGCAAATCCTTCAGGAGTAAACTCAGATATAAATCTTCTATCAACTGTTTTATACTTACCCCTTACAACACCTGGTTGGTCTGAAGGAGATGTCGGGTCTTGAGTAAAAATTCTATCCTGTGATAAACTTTTAACCTCATACCACTTATTTTTAGTTTTTCTAAATTCTGCATCTGACGGTACTGTACTAAATGTTGTTCCTTGTTTTTCTATAACATCCACAATCCCTAACACATCTTCATCCGGTAGGTATAATCTCATAAATGGTTTAACATCTGAAGGTCTAATAACTTTTTTAAACACCTTTGTTACCCCATTAACAACAACCTCTCTTTTTGTTATATTATACGATAATATTGTCCCCGAACCATCAACAATAGGAATTTTAGTCCTGTTTGGATTACCTTTCAAATCATACTGACTTGAGAAGTCAATATCGTAAATCGTTTCAAATATATGTCCCGAACCCGACACCTGAGCTCCTCTTCTTAGGATACCCAAATATCTAGAATCTTCTTTATCCCCCGAAACAGGAACGTTAACTGTAAAGTCAACTAAAGTCACTGAAGGTCTTTTACCCGGTAACTTTAATCCGTAAGTTCTGGCGATATTATATATTGATTGTTTTTGTTGTGCGTAGTCCAACACAGTCTCTTGCATTGTTCTATCAATATGATAATGTAAATTATCACCAATCGCAGCGTTCATATCTAAGAATACCGAGTATAATGACGCATCGTTATAATTTTGTATTAAATCTGGGTAATACTCTTTTGTTAGGTTAACTAATTCAGTTCTTAACCCCAAAAAGTCTCTTTCTACGTATGAAATCTTATCTGCCATGGTTATATGTTAATTAAAATGTAATCTCTTTCTGCGAATTGACCAATACTATTTGTGTAATCAATCCTTAATTTGGCCGTGTACTCTTCAGTACCTTTAGCGGCCACCCTATAAAGCCTTTCATCTAATCCTGTTGTAAACTCACCAGGACTTTCTTCTGTTTCTAAATAAGGAGTAACCTTTATACTATTAACCGTTAGTTGTGGTAAAAATTCTTTAACAGATTCATCAACATCTTGTTGTATCTTACTGAAAGTACTCTCATCCATTGGTTCAAATATATGGTCATATAGTTTAGTCCCAAAACTTGGTAAATAATAACGACTTCCTTTTCTTGTTAATAACAAATGAATCAATGCCGCCCTTACTTCTTTACTTGAAGTGTTCGTCATTTTTAAATACTTCCCATTCGTAGAATCCGAAAAAGGAAAATCAATCCCAAAATTATTTATATCCGCCATTTAGTTGCTTTATTACTATAAATATTAAATTAACTATTTTCTCCCATTATTAAAGTCAATAAATAAAAAAGAGGACCTAAGCCCTCTTTTTATCAATCTGTTTTTTTTGGTTATGAACCACATGCTTCACAGTCGTCAGGATTGTCTAACGAACAAACCATATCATTCAATAACTGTTCATCGGTCATTGGTGTTGGTTGTGTTATTTTTGGTGTCTCAATTTGTGGAACAACAACTTCTTTTGGTGTCTCTTCTATTGTAGACATATCAATACCTAAACCTTTTAAAGCTTCTGCTTTTGGTCTCGTCCTCAAATAATACATACCCGTTTTAAGACCCTTCTCCCATGCGTGGAAGTGTGCTGCGGTTAGTTTAGCCGCGTTAACATCTTCCATAAATAAATTCATAGACTGTGATTGGTCAATAAACGCACCTCTATCAGCTGCCATATCAATCAATTTCTTCTGTGAAATTTCCCAAACAGTCTTATACCTATCCTTAACCTCTTGTGGTATCTCATCGATGTGTTGTACTGAACCGTTACCAGCGAACATTTGTAACCTCACCTTATCACTCCAAAGACCTAAATTTACCAAATCCTGTATAAGATGTTTGTTTACCATAACATACTCACCCGATAAAGTATTTCTTTTATAGATATTAGCAGTGAATGGTTCAAAACATTCATTATTTCCTAATATCTGAGCCGTAGATGCCGTTGGCATTGGTGCCATTAATAATGAATTTCTAACACCATGTTCCACCACCTCATCTCTTAACGAATTCCAATCCCATTTTCCTGACATATCAGAGTCAGTGAAACCCCAAAGTTCATATTGGAATTTACCCTCAGAAAGTGGAGACCCTTTAAACGTCTCATAATGACCTTCGTCCTTCGCTCTATCTTTAGATGCGGTAACCGCTGCGAAATAAATTGTCTCAAAAATGTCTTTATTCAATTTAGACGCCAGTTCAGAATCGAAAGGATATCCCATCATTGCGAATACATCCGCAAGACCTTGGATTCCAATACCAATCGGTCTGTGTCTAAAGTTTGAACGTTTAGTTTCAGGAGTCGGATAGTAATTAATATCAATCACTTGATTTAAGTTAACAGTCGTTTTGTATGCGACATCGTATAACATATCAAAATCAAATGTTCTCAAACCTTTGTTTTGTGAACGTACTTTACCTTCAGGTATGTTTACCATTTTTGGTAATGCGATAGATGCTAAATTACAAACCGCAGTTTCATCTTTATCTGTATACTCTAAAATTTCAGTACATAGGTTAGACGACTTAATCGTTCCTAAATTCTTTTGATTAGACTTAGCATTCGCAGGGTCTTTATATAACATATAAGGAGTTCCTGTTTCAATTTGTGATTCTAAAACTTTCGCCCATAATTCACGAGCCTTAATCGTTTTACCTTTACCCTCTGACTCATACTTTTGGTATAAATCACTGAACGCCTTGTTCTCTCCATCATCATAAGCATCTATCAATCCTGGCACTTCATTAGGTGAGAATAATGTCCAATCTCCATTGGTCTTAACTCTCTCCATGAATATATCTGAAATCCATAACGCCAAGAATAAATCTCTCGCTCTTAATTCTTCTTTACCGTGATTCTTTCTTAAATCTAAAAAGTCGTAGATGTCAGCGTGCCATGGCTCTAAGTAAACGGCTATTGACCCCTTTCTTTTACCACCACCTTGGTCTACGTACCTCGCAGTTTCGTTGAATACTTTTAACATTGGTATAATACCATTCGATGTTCCATTAGTCCCTTTAATATAAGAACCTTTAGAACGAATCTTATGAATGTTAAGTCCAATACCACCCGCCGATTGTGAAATAGCTGCACAATCAGATAATGTCTTATAAATTCCTTGAATTGAATCATCGTCAATGTCCAATAAGAAACATGACGATAATTGTGGTCTTTTAGTTCCCGCATTAAACAATGTTGGTGTTGCGTGTGTCATAACTCCTGTTGATAACATATTGTAAGTCGATTCGACTTTTTCAATATTATCTCCCCATATCCCTACGGCCACTCTCATATACAAATGCTGAGGTGTCTCAGCAATTTTACCATCAATCTTTAATAGGTAAGACTTTTCTAACGTTTTGTAACCGAAGTAATCAAAGTTAAAGTCTCTATCATGAACAATCATTTTATCTAATTTATCACCATACTTTTCAATTACTGAATAAGTACCGTCAGAAATCATACCTGCCTGTTCACCTGTTTTTGGTTCAATATAATTATATAATTTACTTGCCACCGACGTGAATTGTTTGTCGATGTTTTTGTACATCGCAGTAATTGCGATACGTGCCGCGAGTATAGAGTAGTCAGGATGTATCGTAGCCATAGACGCCGCAGTTTCAGATGCTAAATTATCCAATTCATCTGTTGTTACACCATCATATAAACCGTTTACGACTTTAATTGCGACTGCGTTGTAATCAACATAATCGGTATTTAACCCGTAAGTTTGTTTTTTAATCCTTAATGAGATTTTGTCTAATCTAACTGTGTCAGTAGAACCATCTCTTTTTAATACTCTCATTTTACTCATCTTATTTTCTTTTTTTAAAAATCAATATCCATTCCACCAAATGGGTCAACTTCATCTTCTTTTTTATCTCCTACACCACTCTTAGAATATTCTGATACTCTTTTCTCGAAAAAGTTTGTTTTATTTTGTAATGCAATGTTCTGCATAAAATCAAACGGATTTGATGAACCGAACTCTTTTGGACATTCTAATGACGATAATAGTCTATCAGTAACGTATTCCAAATATTGTTTCATTAAATCTGAATTCATACCAATCAATGATACTGGTAACGATTCTGTAATAAATTCCTTCTCAATCTCTAAAGCTGAAAGAATAATTTCTTTGATTCTTTCTTGTGGTACTTTATTAATTAAGTGATTGTTGTGTAAGTGTACTGCAAAATCACAGTGTAATGCTTCATCTCTTGAGATAAGTTCATTAGAAAAACTTAATCCTGGCATTAACCCTCTTTTCTTTAACCAAAAAATAGAGGCAAATGACCCTGAAAAGAAAATCCCTTCAACGGCAGCAAAAGCAACCAATCTCTCAGCAAATGAATCAGAATCAATCCATTTTAATGCCCACTCGGCTTTCTTCTTAACCGCTGGTACCGTCTCAATTGCGTTGAATAATTTATTCTGTTCTTCCTTATCTTTAATATAAGAATCAATCAACAAAGAATATGTCTCTGAATGAATGTTCTCCATCATAATTTGAAAACCATAAAAGAATTTAGCTTCAGTATACTGTACTTCACTAACAAAATTCTCAGCTAAGTTTTCATTAACTATACCGTCTGACGCTGCAAAGAACGCCAATACGTTTTTAACGAAGTGTTTCTCACCTTCGTTTAGATTCTCCCAATGACCAAAGTCAGCGGATAAATCTATCTCCTCAGCAGTCCAAAAGGATGCTTCAGATTTTTTGTACCAATCCCAAATGTCATGGTGCTTGATTGGAAAAAGGACGAAACGGTCCTTATTTTCCTGTAAAATAGGTTCTACTTGTTTCATAATAATGTTTTAATTATTTGTTTTGTTTGATTTCCCTAAAGTTTGGTTCCTTCTTTGTAGTGCTTGTAACACACGGTCCCTTCTTTTCTCTTCTTTGTTTTCTTCAAACCCTAAGAATGTATTTGTTTGTTCAGTACTGATATCTAATAATTTATTATCAAACTTACAATTTTCAAATACAACACCGTCTTGTCCTAAACGACTCTTAGTAATAGCGATTGTCGCGAGTCCTAATTCTTTTTGTTGAAGTGTTTTTGCTACAGAAATAATTACGTGTCCAACCTGTGCCTTTTTAATCGACCCACCCATTTGGTCAGTCGTAACGACCTCAGATGAAATCGAAGAACGGTTACCTTGTGTTGCAGTCCAAGCAGCAACATCAAATTCGTAACACATAGCCTCAAATTGTCTCATAATATTTCCTTCACTTTTCCATTCGTCACCACTGAAATTCTTCTCAGCCGCCACACAATCAATATAATCCATTACAATTAAATCGATTTTAGTGCCCTCTGCGATTATCTTTCTAACCTGACTCTTAATCTGTCCCAATGTAAGAGAATCAGATGGTAACTTTTTCAATATTAACTTACCTTCACTATTGGCCTTAATCTCATTTACTTTTGTCATAACATCATCTCGATTGTCTGACAATTCTTGAGGTGCGATACCTGTCCACATAGTGAAATGTTTTCTTTGTATAATCTTAGGATTATCTTCAAAGAATATTTGAAGAACATTATACCCTAAATTATACGCGGAGTTCGCAATTTTACTAAGTATGGTTGTTTTACCAACACCTGTCGGTGCTAATATCACTCCAAGCTCTCCTTTCGCTAAACCACCATTTAAGAGATTATCTAACCCCTCAATACCCATAGGTATCGGATGTCTATAATCATCATCTAAAACAGTACTTAAGTGGTCGAATACGTCTTGGGTTCCCAAATCTTTTTCACCTACCTGTAATGCTTCACGAATATACGCCTCAGCTCTTTCGTAATTTTCAAAGTCTCCTTTGTCCATTATCTCTTTAACTTTAGCCATTGCTTTACCTAACTCTTGTTGTTTACAAAACTTAGTCGCCTTTTCTTGGATAAACAATGGGTCTTTAGATTCGTGCTCTTTGATTTGACGTATCATATCCATGACATTTCTTTGTGCCATTTCTTGTGTTACCTCTAATCTCGCAATTTGCTCGAGTGCATCATATGAAGGTGAAGTTTCATATTTTCTGTGGTACTCTTTCACCATTTGACCAATCAATTTAAAATACTGATTGTCAAAATACTTAGGGTCTATCACGTCAATGATAGTCGTTGCAAATCTCTTATCTTCCACTAAATTATTTAGTAGAGATATTTGAAAGCTATGTCCTAAATATCCAAAATTTTTATCCTTCATATATACTCGTTTAATTAACTACCCTAAAATAAATACTATTAAAGTTTGTAAGTTAGATAGTTTGTTGTTGCGTTTTTTCCTGACAATGTGTCGGTGAAATTTTTTAAGATTCTTCTTAGTGTTGGTCTGATATCTACCGTGTACCTAACTTTAGGTGGGTAGATTGAACCTTCAAAGTAACGAGTAATTACATCTCTATCGTCCTTACGTATCGAAATAGTGAAATAATCGTTCTGAGTATTCCCTTTTTCTAAGTCACCACCATCTAAAAATAAGTGGTAGTTTTCCGCCATATAGTCACTAGTTTTGTACTTCAATGTTTCTTTTAATTCATTGACTACATCGGCAACTTCATTGTGAAGTTCTAACGATTTTAACGTTTTAGAATTGAATCCTTTGACATTAAAATATCTTTGACATACAATATTGTCATTCAATTTTAATAGAAACTCAAATTTTGTTGAGTTATCGTTTTTTTCTTTCATGTCTTCTTCTTTTGTTTGTTTTACTAAATGTTTCTTTCTCTGTTCTCGCCAATTTTAAGAGTGGCGTGAAAAACTCTGTCCAACCATCGTCACGTTTAGGTAAGAACTGAAATAACCCGTCTTCGTGCATCATTTTAATTAAGTTCTGCCATCCCCTACCTGTCGGGTCTAATGGTTCGTTCACTAATTCAAGTATATCATTTTTTGCCTCGTCGGTCAACAAAGGTACGCTTAAATCAACGATTTGTTTGTTAATATTTAAAAATTCTTCACCAAACACACCTCTCTTGGTTTTACCCGTAAGAATGTTGTTTATTAACCTATTATTCTTATCGTCAGAAAATATGCGTTCCGCCTGTTCAATAATGTTCTCGACACTAACCTCTTCGTCTAACACCTTTGGGAAAAGTTTAACGAAAGTCTTCTCACCTAACATCTGAATACCATCAATATTATCACTCTTATCTCCAACAAAAATCTTTGTAAGTGCAACGTTATATGTCGGTATGTCAACTTTATTCAATTCAATCTTATCACCCAATTCATACATATATGAATTTGTAGGCGAAAAAACTTTGACATCGTCACTAATAAGTTGTGTAAGGTCTTTGTCCGATGAGAAAATAACCTTTGTTTCGTTTTCTGAATTTTGACAATAAAACGCAATATTATCATCTGCCTCACAAACATTAAATTCTGATTGTCGTACAAATAATTCTTCTAAATATTGTTTTACTCTCTGTCTTTGGAAGTTATAAGACTCTTGTTGTTCTTCTGATAAGTTTCTACTCTTACGATTATCTTTATAATGTAAGAATATTTTTTTCCTAAACGAAGAGTTTTCAGACCCATCCCAAAATACTACTATCTTGTTATAATTATGGGCCTGAATATGTCTCTTAATCGTATTTAAGAAATGGTATATAGCTCCAACATGCTTTCCTTTAGTGTAAAAGTTCTTTACTCCGTAAAATCCTATTCTAAATAAGTTGTCTCCGTCAACTACTAACGTGTTTTTCATTTATATACCTTGAAAGGTTAAACCATATATACTTTTTACTCTCTCTACTCTCCGTCCACCGAAAGACCAAACTCTCCTTCAATACCTAACATCGTCTTCCAATAAGGAGCGTTATCAGCCTTGTATTTCTCTAAAGATTTTTTCTCTTCCGCCGAATCTTTACCTGATAAGAAACCGTGAGCAGTGACTAAAATTCTACCATCTTCATACCCCATTCCATTTACGTGGTTTTTCATAATAGATATTCTAGTTCTTGTTGCGAATCTTACCTTTCTTTTGTCTTTTACTGCCGAAATTTTAGTTGTTCCAGCGCCTTTTTGATTACCAAATAAGAATACTAATGTTGAGTTTAACCATAACGATTCCCCTCCCTTAGCTTTAATCTTTGGTTGCCCAAATGGGTTATCTGGTAACTCAACCAATGGTTGATTTACCACTAATAATGTATTGGTGTGAGGTCTATCTGTTCTTCTAGAACCTGAGATTCTTTGATTAAGACCCATTCCAATTTTATCCGACAATACCGAAGCATTGTGTTGTTTACCACCCTTACCATCATAAGTCATTTTACATGGTACTGAACCTACTGAATCCCAAAGGAAAAGTAAGTCATATGGTAAGTCACCTTTAGCCTGAGCGTCTAACAGTTCATTGATATAATCTGTAATTTGCTCAATATACTCAAAGTGGTTATTGAATAAGAAAAACCCATCATATTCAATTTCCCCTGTTTCTTCATCAACTACCTCTTCAATTTCTAATCCCATCAACTTTGCGTGTGGAAAATCCCATTTCTGTTCAGTAATTACAAACACAGGTAATATACCCTTCTTCTGAGCGTCTACCGCTGACTTTACCAATGCCGTCGTCTTACCTGTATCTGAATGTCCTAACATCATATTGATGTGTCCCATAGCAGGTCCTGGTAATCCTGTTGCATCTAAAAAGGATGGTCCTAAATCAAAAAATTTATCAGCCTTGAACTTCGCCTGTTTTGAGAATTTTGATTTAATACTACTAAAGTCTTTTTTCTTTAATGCCATATTTGTTTGTGTGATAATATGGTACCGACACGAATGTCGGTACCATGTGATTAGTGTTTATTAAAATGGTAAGTCTTCGTCTACCTTAGCGTTCGCTTGAGTATCTTCTATTTTTACCTGTGTTGGTGCAGTCTCAACCTTTGTGGTTGTAGACGTACCTCCTGAAATTTCTACGATGTTCTCACCGTCTCCATATACGTACTTACCAGCATCTGAACTCCATCTTGGTTCGTGACCTTGAGCGATAGCCTCTAAATATTCTTCAGGTTTCTTAGCATATACATCTTCCCACGTCATAACGTTATCGGTCCACTCTGATTGTTGTGCCGCGTCTGTAGAAATAGGTGTTGGGTCATCATACATGATTGACGCAACGTTAGTATATTCTTTTCCGTTTGGTGCTTTTACTAATGAAAGTGAAAGGATTAAATCTCTACCAACCGCTGGGTCAGTTACATCTCCTTTGTTTTTCCAAATTGGAATAATCTTGTCTAAGATACCATCACCTTTGTAGTTGTGTTTGAATCTCCAAAACTTAACACCATCTTCAGGCTTGTCTTGGTCGATTACTTTAACGATATAGAATTTACGTGACTTGTACTGTCTTGCCAAGACTTTGTCTTGCTCAGAACCCGTCATCATAAGTGCTTCGTTAACTTCATTTAATGGTGAACGTTTACCTTCGTTCTTTCCTGGGTCATAGATTTTCATCCATCTACCACCAACTTGACATTCGTGGAACCATACTTCTTTGAATGGTGACGTACCATCTGCAGTAGGTAGGATACGTACTCTTTTTTGACCTTCTCTTTCACCTTTCTGTAAGATAGTGGTGAAATACTTTTTAAGTCTCTCGTCTTGAGACATTCTGTTCGAGTTTGATTTTGGCTCGATTTTGTTTGATTCGTACTGTTGTAGAACCGCGTCTAAAATGTTTGACATGTTTACTTTTTTTGTTATTAATAAATTATTGTTCGGTTATAACCCGTTCTCGTGTTTGGTTATCTAACCCAATGTAAAGATACACATTATTATTAATAAGTCAACTAATATGTTGAACGTAGAGAAGTTTAATTTAGTTTTTTTGCTCGGTTTGTAGGGTGATATTTTTCCTTGTTGTTTAACTGTTTGACTGTTGGTTGTTTTGTGTAAACAAATCCCACATCGGAACCATATGGCTTACCCGGAGTTAAAGTACTATGAAGTTTTCTATCGACCTCAGTTTTACCATCAACAATCTTAAGTTCTTGCCCAAGTAAAAAACCTTTAAGGTAGTACTTAATATTTTCCTCACTAATTTCACCGTAACAAAACTCTATCGAGTCGTAATAGAAAAGGTCTATAAAGATTTTTTTCTGAAACCCTAATAACCTACCGTGTTTTAAAATATCACTTAAATTTACAAAATTTTTAATCGGACCTGTTACTATAACATCTACGTCCCATGTTTTATCAGTATCTCTTAAAGTCAGAAAACTACCTGACAGATAGAAATCATAATCAGAAACACCTTCAAATGTTTTGAATTCTTCCCACCACTCATTAAACACCTCCAATGTAGGTCTATTCCAAGGGGTTGTAGTTTCAACAGTACCAAATTTATAATAAAATGACATAAAAAAAAAGGATTATATCTATAAATATAACCCTTTCAATATTAAAAATAAACGAATAATAGTTTATTACTTTTTACCCTTACAATATTTACCTGAACACCTTTTTTTACCGTCTAAACCTTTTATAGTACCTTTACAGACCTGTACCGCATATCCGTTAGCATATGCTGACGGGTAAACGTCAAACTTAGCCTTAGCCGCTGACTTACCTCTCGCACATAAAGCGTTTTTAGATTTTTTACTTTTACTTTTTTTCTTACCTTCAAGTAAGTCGGTCTCATTTAAATCACCAAAAAACTCGTACTCTTTATCGTCTTTAACAATACCTAATCCTTCTAAACTATCTTCAGGGATTAAAGCCATCTCATCAAAGAACCCCATTCCTAATTTATGGTCCCAATGAGCTAAATACTCACCATCACTATCAGTCGCGGCTCTAAATCTTTTATATTCTACAAATCTAAAATCGTCACCTGAAAATTGTGAGACTATTTTAGACCATTCAGCGATATCCGATACCGAATCAAACTTTGATAATTTTTCTTTTTGTTCTTTTATAACATTTTCAACTATAGTATATAGTTCTATTTCTGTAATCTTAACTGTCTTTGACATATTTTCTTTTAAGTTTTTGTTGGATACCATTGTAGGTTTATTACCCTTACCCGTTTTAGGGGTTTTCTTTTCAGCCCTTCTTTTTTGTCCACATGCCTTTTTTTTGGCATCATCTGACATTTTGGATGCGACATGGACTGCTCTACATTTAGGATAAGCACCATCTTTTTTCCCATCACCGTCATCATCTGAACGACCGCAAGGTGGATGTCCACCTCCCTTTTTCTTTTTACAAATATTAACCCATGGTCCTTTTGGTTGTTTACTTCCTTTCGGTTTTTTCTTAGTCCCGAACCAAACGGCCAAATCCTCTTTAATAGTTTCTCTAATATCCATACTAATAAATATATAAAGAATAAAAAAAAGGGATACTTTCGTACCCCTTTTAATATTTAGATTGTTTTTTTCTTAGTCGTTTTCCTCAACCTCATCAGGTGCTACGAATGAATCCTTAACATCTTTTTCTGACATATTTTTAACGTCATCAGATGTTAATACATAATCATCCTTACCTGTCACATCCATTTCAACTTCCTTATCATCAAAGAAATCTGTTAATTTCTGATTGTAAGGGTATGAATCTAATGAACGTAATTCTAATTTTTGTTCAGGGGTTTTTGGTTTAGCTTGTTCGATTTTATCACCTAAGTCGTCAATCGCATTATATAACTTATCCAATTCACCCATTTTTTGTTCTAAGTCATCTAACTTAGAAAATACTCCATCAACTTTTTCGACCGATTGACTAATCTTTTCTTCCGTTGATTTAAATTTTTCCTCTAATTCTTTTTGTCCGTCAACTAAATCAGTAACATCTACTTCTTCAGTATCTGAATCTTCTGTTGTTTCTAACTCCTCTTCATCACCCATAGGTAATTCCTCAGTAGTCGATAACGCATCATCCAAACCACCACCTGGTTCTTCAGTTGATACTTCATCTTCTGTTTCAACCTCGTCCTCTAATTCAGGAGTCTCTGTATCCAACCCTGTTGGTAATTCAGTAGACACCTCCTCTTCACCACCTAACTCTTGTTCGTTAATAGTACCAACATATTTGTTGATAGACATAAACCTACCTAACTCCTCATTAAGAAGCTCTTCTTGTGTTTTTTTCATAATATATAATATTACCCTCTAAGTAACGTTCTACCGTCCTCAGTTATAAATTTTTTATCTAATCTTGTTTGTCTCTCAATTAAACCGTCTTTTGTTCTGATAGTGTAACAGTCACCTGTTTGTAAATCACATACTTCTTGATAGTCACCTTTGTCTTCAACAACAACGTTTCTACCTAAAAACTGATTTAATGCGTTTTGTAATTTATTATTTTCCATAATAATGTGTTTATATATAAATATAACCAAATATTAAAATATCAGGTTTTATAGTTTATTAAAAGTAGCGTTGTACTTAGTAAAGGTATCAAACTCATCTGAATAGTCTTTGTTAGTACCATTCTTATACGATACCTTACCATTGTCATACTCACTTATTAAGTTACCTTTCGTATCCCCTTCATCTTTAATCGCTTTGTAACTAGTATTCCAATAGAACGCCCATAAACTAGCTAAATATTCAGGGTTTGCGGAATTCTCACTTTCCCAATGATTCGCTCCGTAATAAGTTTCCCCACGTTTCTTCATTGACTTCATAAATGCTTTATATGCTCTTACAATACCATCTTCAACCTTTTCTTCTTTACTTACATCATGGAATATTGCCGTAGACCTAACATATCCATCACTAGTCGAAGGACAGAAATACCCTTTAATTTCCTCTCTAAAGGTACTCTGACCACCACCGTCTAAGTGTAATCCGAATGGGTTATCATATAAGAACCTTACACCATTACCTCTACCCTGTTCTCTCTTAGAGACCGTAAATGTCATTGCCATTAATCCATTCTTAACAGTATCACTATAATTAGGTAACTGACTAGCAGCCGTCTCTATTAATCCTTTAAGTTCTAAATCAGTCAATCTCGTAGGACTGTTTGGTATATCATACTTAGGGATTGGATTCTTACCGTTATTAGTCCAATACTTTGAAACAACACAACCAACGTCCGCAGTTTGTTTAACACCCGTATTCCCTTGATTTTCAGTATCACCACCATAGACATTAGGTTTTGTAAGTTCGGTAGCCCTTTTCTTAGTAACTAATTTTTCTATTAAATTGTCTAATAAATTTCTTCGTGCTTTTACCATCCCTTTATCGATGTTAGAAACACTAGCCTTAGATATTCTTACACCCTTAAACGTCGTAATCATTCCTGAATCTGGTGAAAGTGTATGTTCGACAGATAGAATAAAATAAGTTCCTGAATATATCGGTATATATCTTAAGTTGAAATACATAAACGGTTGTATCATCGCATTACCCATCATTTTGATAGAACACTGATAAACTCTCGTTTTCATAACATCCAATAAGTTTGTAGAAATAGAAGACGCAGTGGTTCCTTTTCTCATATTGGCAATATTCTCAGTAACAATAAGTTCTTCACCCGATTTAACCCCATCATAAGATTCAATACTAAAATCTGTAAACATATTTTGGTTTTGAATTCCAAAGTCAACATTAAACGCAACTCCACGATTACCTTCTCTCAATTGTTTTACATCTGTGGGTTTATCCGATATTGGATTCTTAACCGCAATGTCAAAACCGTCACTACCGTATTTGAAGTTTGGTTTTTTAATGTTTAAGTACTCGGACTCGTTTGACCTAAAGAACACAACAAAACCAGGTAATCCGTTTTTATTAACCGTTGTATGTGTACCAAACACATCATTGGCTAATTTCTGTGCGTCTTTAATATTTTCAGCCGCGTTAGTTAAATTACCGTAGAAATTCACATTTGATGCAAATGACATTGGTTCTGATAACGCATTATCTTTTAATATCATCGATATAAATGACGCGATAGGTTTTCCCTTATTTGACTCATTAAAATATTTATTCAATACTCTAACATCCATAAGGAACTTATCACCTATTGGTTCGTTAAGGTAATTAAGATATTTAAATAACTTAGCTAAGTTAGCCTTATCCCAATCGAACCCACCAATCCATGTATCATTAATATTCTTTAATATACGGTAAGTAATTTTCTGTAACTCAACCCCTGATATATCACTAGCACTTTTTTCCAATGCACTGTTACCGTCCTCGGCATTTATTAACTCACTAAAGTTTTTGAATATATTGTCAATATACCCGTCTATTTTACCTATGAAACCTGTCAATGTAGGTAATAAAGAACTCTTAAACCCATCTATATCACCACCTGTGTTCGATAACTTCCATTCCGCCCATACATTAATAATACCCTTAAAGTCCTTGAAGTTTTGTTCTGTAGGTGCGATGTCCGATAACTCGAAAAAACTTTTTCTTATGTCATTAACATCATCACGACTAACAGACCCATTTATCTTAAAGAATAAATTGTCGTCCATTGCGATTGTTTTAAACTCAGCAAACTTAATCGGTTCTTTTACAAAACTATCAACATATGATGATAATACCGAAAGTTTTACATCTATTGCTTTATCAAACGATATTTTAATAACATCAATTAAACCCTTATTTTTTGAAATGTTTTCTATGTTGTTTTTTACAAATGACTCCTCTAACTCGGTATCCGACTTTAATAACTCATAGTAGAAATTCTCATAAGACCCCACATTGTTGTCTGATTTTCTCTTAGCAAAATCTATAAACATTGTTTTAAACTTTTCTAACGTTTCATAACTAAACAACGACACTAAACTTTCAATATGACCATAAGACAATGTACCCTCACTGTTAATGACATGCTCATCGGTTTTTGGTCTACTTACTGTTGAGAACGGTAAATCTTCAAACACACCTTTATCAAACTGACCGTCCCAATCTTCTGACACTGAACGGTTAACCAACACAGGTATTTTATTTTTACTAATAGGGGTGATAGGTCCTGAGTATGAAGGTAATCTAATAATCCCTTCCTCTGTTATATAATAACACCTATACAAATCAATACTTTGCTTATCTGACTCCTCTGTCGTTATAATGTTTCCTATTTTTTTAATAACTAGTTTACCCGAATCAATATACTCTTGTATCTTCTCAACCTCAAATTCAACATCATTAATAACCCTGTTAAGTTTGTCAATTATCAACTCAGGGTAAAACCCTAAAGAGATATTCTCACTTGTTATATCATAATTAAAAAAGGTACTAACTCCGTTACTGTTTCCTTTAATATCATATAGGTTTTGACTATACCCACTAATGTCTAAATCACCCCAAACATTATCTAAGATATCTTCATTAGTTTCGAGTTGATGTGTATATCTATACCACATAGACCCCCACTTCAATAATTGTACATTAGAGACCTCTTTTATATCCCCACCTAAAAATCTTGCGAAGTAGTTTTGTTTAAGCGAATTCTCACCTTCGTAAATGTCAGTCATCGACTTAGTTGGTATCGTATTTAATAACCAATATGCTTTTGATATATCTGAATCTGTTGTAACAAAATTAGGTGTTTGTAACGGATTTATGTCTGAACTAAGAAATAAATCTTCTTTTGTAACATCTTTGTCCGAGTTAGATACCGTATACCTTAAACTTTCCGTATATGTGGTACTAACCTTTCTGTTAAACTTATTTGTTTTGTTAATTTTTAAATTGTCTTTACACCATTCGTCATTAGTATATGGATAAGGCTCTAATCCGTGTGTTTCGTATTTTTTAACCTCCTCCATTAAAACGTCCCCCGCCTTTGCAAAAGGACTTATCTTAACAACGGTTTCATCAACAATTGTGTCAATTACCGTAAAACTATTACGGTCTTCTATATCTTTCTCAGTGGATTTTGTAAGTATTAAACTCTTAGCGGTTTCTATTAGTTGGATATCTTTACCCAAATAACCTCCACCAAACAATGCGTTTAAATTGGTTACCCCTTCCTTAAATAAGTTCTTACCGTTAAGTAGTCGATTGATAGAGTATTTACCATTATTAGCATCTTCGTAACCAATAACATCAATAGTCTTTTTAGAAAACCCTGTACCTAATACAGAATAAATTGCCCTATTATATAATCTATATATTAAACCTGAAAATGATGACTCGTTAAACGCCCCCTCATTATCGGTTAAATCCTTAGTTAAAACACCATATCTCACTTTATCCGAGACCTTAGATGTTTTGTCAGTCGTTGCGGTATCACAAAATTCTGATGATATAGCCCCATTCGTTGTTGCGGCTGAAAGATACTCTTCAACCAATTTAACCTCAGGCCATGTCGCAGTGTCGTAACCCTTTAATTTACTCTTAACCGCAGGGTCACCAGGATAATATTCCTCTAATCGACCCTCTTTGTTTTTATCATATATCGTAGGAAACGGATAGACGACATCATTAACAGAATCGGGATTATCTTTCATATCAATACCCTTTTTTCTGTCTCCATTAAACCTTTGCTTATAAGACAGGTCGTGAGTATATTTCATAACCTTTAAAAACGTCTCTGTGTTTGCCAATATAACACCCATCACGTTTTTAAGTGTAGGTTCAAACCCTAAGTAATTGTTTTGTACATTACTTAAAACCTCTTCGACTTGGTCTTTAATTTGTTCGTATTCACGAGTATATGTGTTAATCACTTTTTCTAACTCATCAATAAACAAATCAATTCTTACTTGTTTTTTCTTAAAATTATAAATCAATAACGAATGATTTAATTTAGACGTGTTTATTGAGGTATATGTGATTTCATTCATACCTCCCTTTTCATCAGTTTTTAACACAAGTTTTTGATGTTTACCAAAATACTTAATCTCACTTAACCTTTTAAGGTATCCATCTATAATCGTATATATCGATTGGTTATATTTTTTATCTTCAAGGATATTAAACGAACCCGTTACCTTATCCCCTACTTTTGTTTTTAGAATCCCACCCTGATACGCCTTTTTAAATTCAAAGTATTGACCTCCTTTATCGTCATCAATAGGTATTGGATTATTTACGTTACAGAATTTACTAAACCACTCAATAACCGCAGTGTTTAATTGTGATAATACTTTACCATACTCCGATATGTCAGAGAAAAAACTAATGTCCGCTTCGTCCATTAAATCATCCTCTAAGAATGTATCTAACCTCTTAACTAACTTACTTAACTGTGGTAATGTTAATGGTTTTTTAGCCAACTTTTCACTAATTAAATTATCTTTACCGTAATTAAGATAAACTTGATTTAGTATGTCGAACCCTTTGGTTGATTTACAAGTTTTAACCTCCCCGTCAGCATCTGTCTTTGGTTTTACATATTCAAAAAGATAAGGTGCCACTTCGGCATCCTTTAATCGAATATCATTTAATAATTTTTGGTTTGTCGCCATAAATGATGCAGTGACATAATAATCACCATCACTCTCAAACGAAGTTTTCACTTGTCCCGATAATACCATTTGATATGTTATCGCTTCACCATAATAACCTTTAACCGTTAAATAAAACTGTGGATATGGTAAATGAAAAAATGTTGAGTAAATCGAAGAAGGTCCTTTATCAAATAAAGCACGTCCCCTAACGTCAACCATTCTAATCGTAATAATTGAGGTTTTTAAATTGTCGGGTTTAGTATCAATCTTAATATCTTTAATACCCAATAACTGAGTATTATATTGATTCTCCATTTGGAAATCGTAATCAACATTACCCGTATAATATTCTCTCTTAGTGTCTGATATCGCAGTTTTACTATTTGTTTTACCCGAAAAATCTTCGGTCCATGAAGTGTCCATTGGTTTACCACCGTTCGGTCCTAAGTAATTTACCTTACCATAGGCAACCACGTTCCTAACCGTTTCTTCGTTCCCACCAACATCTAAAATACTACGTGGTACAGGGTTAGCTTCTAAGTTAACAAAATAAACTAAATCTTCTTGAGGTACGTACCTGTCAACAGGAGCACCTGTCTTACCACCCGTATGTACTTTATTCGGGTCGATAATGACTAAGTTGTTCTCCTCTTTCTGAACAAAGATATTACCTTTCTGTATTTTATCTGCCATAGTAGTAGTAATATTCGTCTACCTTTGTCTTATACTCTTCTAAAGTTGGGACCAAAGGGAATGGTATAATTATAGTATCACCATCCGGAATATTCCACTCTAAACCACCATATTTTGGGTTTGCCTGTAATATTAACCAATTAAAGAACGGTGTCCCGTAATATTGTTGTGAAAATTTATCCAATCTTGATACACCTTTTTTATAGGTAACAACAACATCAGAACCTTTTTTATTCAGATTAATCGCCGGAACAACTTTGTGTTCTCCGTTAAAATGAAATTCAGAATATCTATCGTAGTACTGCATAATTTTTAGGCCATTTGAGGGTCATTACTAAATTGGTTAGGCGGATTATAAAGTACCGCAGAATCTGGAGAACCTAAACTAGGCATTGTAAATGGATTCCATATTCCCTTAGAATCCTCTTTATTAGGATTAACTTGTCTATAATATTCATTTAATATCTCAGTGTTTGACGGGTCAATAGATTCGGTTAACCTAAAGTCATAAACTTGGTTTGTTTTAACAACGTTTTCCCAAGTAACACTATCAACATTAAGAGTCTTAACGTTTTTATTTTTTATAATCACTAACTGTTCTGCAAATTTTCTTCTAATACGTCTATCAAATTCCGTATTGTTTTTGATTTGTTCATCAATATCAAGTATACCATCATTTAAAAATAAGGGTAGTAATTCATTGTAATAATAAAGAGCAGCGTCTAAAGTGATGTTTCCTTTACTTATGTCTGTTAATTCAGATTTAGAACTTATTTCATATTCTTTACTTTCGCCAGATAGTGTGGACACATAATCATCATAAAGTTTTTTCGCTTTATTTAACGCCGATTCAAAATCACCCGATAAATCACCATTATCCTGTGTTAGATTATTAAGGTATTTCACAACAAACTCGTTGTCTTTACCTCTATACCCATCAATTTCATCACCTAAGATGATATTAAAAGCATCTAATGGTTCTTGCAATGATTTCTGTTTATTGTGTACCGCACTTATGGAGTCCTGTATTTGTATTCCAAAATCGGAAAATTTCTTTTTAACCTCTTTTAATAAGTGTTTATTTATTTTTATATATTCTTCGTTTTTCTCTTCATTGAAGTTTATCGTTTTCTTTAGTTCGATGTAGATTTCGTCTGCAAATTCGTTTACATTATCAACCACTAATTGAATGAGAAATAATATCTTATCATAAGCTTCATTGTAATCATAATCATCTCTACCAATATACCCTATTTCAACACTATCAGTCGTACTATATTTTGTAACGGATTTTATGTTCCATCTTTTTTCTTTATCATAAAGTAGTCGTACCGCAGAGTTACCAAATTTGTCGTATAGAGTTTTCGTCTGAGTGATTAACTCGTTTGCGTAATCATTAATACTCTCAGTAAAGTTATTATAAAACTGATTGTATGTAATATTTTCAGTATCACTTTCCATTAAATTACCCCAATATTCGTCATCATCTTTTGATATTTCTGGGTTATTTAAATTGTCTGATAATTGTTTAGTCATTCTATCTTTATACGCGTTTTGAATTTCTTCAACCTTTTTAGGGTCTCTACCACCATCAGTCTCAGTCGACATCCAATCATAAACTTCTGTGTTCGCATAATAATTAAACGATAATGCGTTTTGTAATTCGTTAACCGCACCACCAATACCGTGACCACCAATAAACTTAACCCCCATATTAACAGACGCAATCATTGGTTGCATCCCAATACCCTCAGGGTTCATATCCCATAACGCATCGTCATACGAAAAATTGACATTATCAACAACCATTTTGGTATGGAAAAAGTCTCCAATTCTTAATACACAGATTGGTGGTTTCCCAAACGCACTATTTGATGATAGGTCAGTAACTTCATTTTTGTTTTCATCAAAAACTTTTATTGTTTCACCGGGTCTTAAACATTGTTGTAAGAATGTTAATCGTGAGTTTAACCCTTCAGGTGTTGTTGAGTGAAAACCTGGTTGGAAATATTTTAATTTCTCCACTAAGCTTCCAAACACCAACGGGTCAGTTTCTTTTAATTCTAAAAAGTAATCACATTCAGAGTGAATAGTTTTTAATATTAAATCCCAACCGTCTTTATTCTCAGGGTTTTTTTCTATTTTATCTATCGCTTTCTTGTATGTTGGTTCTGTTTTTCCCGGCTTATATACAGGAACTGTTGGTTCACCTAATACAGCAATACTAGCGGTTGCCGTACGACAATAGGTTGCCGATTTTGAGTATATTTTACCTTTAGTGGTGTTTTGTAGTTTAGTACAATTCAAACCTGAGAATTCAGGATTTTCACCTATTGATTCTATTACTATAGATATCCTTTTTTGGTCTTTATCCCCTAACAAATATTTCTTAAGTGATTCCGCTCTTCTACTAGCTAAAGCATCGTTATATTCTTGTGTCGCAACCGCAGACGTGGTCGCTTTTATTTTTATTTCAAATGTGAATTTATCCTCTGTGTCGTCTTCTTGGTTAAGGGTCTCACTAACCGTTGTCTTTAATTCTTCAACAACCGATTTAATATTATCTAAAATACCTTTAAAAACCAACAATTCATTTTCCCCCCAATTAACATCTCCTTCAAATAAATCATCGTCTGTAAGTTCGTTAACCTTTTTTTGGTAATCACTATCTATTTCTTGAGGTGCGTCAAACCTTTCTATATAACCATTAAGGTCATTATCAAACTCCGAATTAGGTGTCTTATCTGCCGTTGTGTTTGGTCCAGGTACATCATTAAACCAATATAACTGAATATCTTTCGTTTTACTATCATATTTTTCTTCAAAAACAGACTTAATTTTCTTCACCGATTCTACTGGTTTAGTAATGACTTTTTCTCCATCTTTTACATCAGATTTTAAGTCCCCTTCTAATTTTAAATATTCGTCAAGCCTTTCAACATCGTTCATTGATAGTGAACTAAACTCACTTGCTAATTCGTAAATATCATAATCTTTACAACCAGCAAAGAAAGCGGTCATTATCTCCTCTTGTTTCTCTGGAGATATATTCTTCTCTAATTTTTTTCTTAATAAATTAACAATTGAAGGGTGGTCAACAACAACTTTAAAGTTAATAGTACCACTTCTTTCTGAATTATTATATGTATATACAGGTTCAGGTCTACCTAGGAACGTGTGTGTGGTCCAACTAGCTCTGTTGTCGTCGGTATATTTTAAATCATAAGGAGGGAACCACATAATTCTACCATCGTTAGGTCCTTGTTCACATATTGGTCGGTCTTTTAATTTATCAGAACCAACCCACGCTAAATTCTCAATTGAGAACATATACTTAGTTAAGTTCTTACCTTCTTTATCTGTCCCAAAATTTATATTTTCTCCATCATTATCTTTAGTTGGTCCGATATTTAACATCATTTGTGACCTGATTACAGAACCAGGAACCCTTCTCTGATTATTTTGTATTCCTTTATGTCTAACCAACCTTCCATAACGGTCATAACCGTAATCTTTAGTCCATACACGACAGAAGTCATCATCCTCACCTATAACCCCACTACCTTTGGATATTATTTTGTACCCATCATGATATTTATAGGCCACGTTACTTATAACAGTACCGGGATGTTTTAATCTTGCTTCACCCTCTAATGCGGATGCGTCTTGAACCATTTTTTCTGTGAACCCTAAAAGAGTATCTTCTTTAATGGTTTTCTCGTTTGATTGTACGGAAACACCATCTATCGTTCCTCTTGGTATATCATTACCATCACCAATCCAAATGAAATCGGTTTCTGTATTTCTTGGTCTAGTACCGTTTAAGTACTTTCTACCGCTCTGTGGGTATGTGTTTAATGGTATATCACCCTCAAACATTTTAACCATCTTAGACGGTCCTGAAACAATAAACCCTTTTTGTGTATTACTTTGACTATCATAGTTAAAGATTGTTCCTGGGTCTGAGTCTGGCGAACCAACGTAAAAAGACCCATCTGAAGGGTCTAACCCTACAAGTCCTTGGACAAACCCAACAACATTGTTTAAAACACCCCCAACACTACTATCAAAGTTTGGTTTATATTTGTTATAATTTACGGATTTAAATAGTCTTGATTTTTGACCACCCGAAGTATATTGTAATAGTTTTTGACTATATGTTTTTTTGTGACTGTTAAAGTCTAAATTTAATACTTGACCAATCGCAGAACCAGCCTTATCTAAAAACCCTTCAACTTTACCTTTTTCAACATTTTCTTCAAAGAACTCACCAGGAATATAAGAAACGGGTAACTGTGTCCCCGAAACTCTTGCGAAATATTCTGCAGCTCTTGTTATCGGATTACCGGGAACTGTAATTTGGTAATCTCTTTCAATAATACTTTCTCTTCCTGTTAGTAACCCGTCTAAAGCCGTTGGGTCATTAATGGCGTCTAATGCGTTAATTCTACCTAAAGTAGATTCTCTTAACTTAACACCCATCGTTTCCAATGCCATACCCCTAAGTTGAGCACGTGCGATAGAAACCATTTCAGTATCACCCTCACCATTATCGTCACCCGTTAATATTGAAATTAACCCTAAACTACCTCTACTCGGTGAAGGAACAAAACTCTGTAAATAGTCTAATTGACTACCAATACTACTTATTACCGTTTGAATATTTGTTATACTATATTGTTCAGGACCATATTGATTTAAAACACCAATCGTATCTATGATTGGTTCAGCCGTTTCACTAACGTCCAATTGGTCATTCACTGAAAGGTCTGAAGTTCCTTGTATTCCATATGTGGAATCGGTGAAAGTATTAGGCAAAGGTGTACTAAACCCATAAGAATCATCTAGATTCCTACTAAGTAGACTGTTTCTTAATATCTCAGTATTTGTAAAATTTAAATTAGACATATATTATATATAGTATTCTTAATTATTTTTTTGTGTTTATCTACCATCACCACCTTGATTATCCACAACCACTTTCGCAGCATAATTTTTAAGGATTTTTCTTTCATCATTAGTGAATTTCTCCAATTGACTATCAATGGTAACGCTAACATTTGTCGTTGGACTAAGCTTAACCTCAACATTCTCTTTCAAAGAACTACCAACACCTGAGATACCACTATTTTTTGCCGATACCCCCATAACTTTTTGGTATTCACTCATATAATCCTGCATCTTATCTTTAATCCCTTGTACCGCAATTTTTTGGTCATCTGTTTTAGCATTTGCCTCTAAACTAGCCTCAATACCTCTAATATCATTTTTGGCAAACATCGTCATAAAACCATCTAACATCGCCTCTCTCTTGGTATCGTCTTTAATCATACTGTATACCAAATCGTTTAAGTCATCTCCAACGGCAGTAAAGGCACCACCACCATCTCCTGCACCTGTAACCTGTAATGCTATTGCTTTTAGATAGTAATTTGACTTAGTAAAAAGGTTTAACTGTTCGTTTAATATCTCTTTCTCAGTCATCGCCTTTTTCTTGTCTTCTTGTTTTAAAGACCTAAGTGTGTTTGTAAGTTCTGCACTTTCCATTTTACTAACAAGTTTACCTTTTAAGGTGACCTCACCACTATCACTTATAGACCCTAAATTCCCTATCAATGTTCTTTCTTCTTCAGATAAATCAGGTAAAAAGGATATCTTATCCTTTATCATCTCCATCTTCGCTAATCTCTTACCACTTCGTATAACTTCTTCAATACTCATCCCCGTTACCTTAGCAAATTCACGTGCTCGTCTTAAATCTAAAGGACTAACATCAAATGTGTTTTTCTCAGCATTAAAAGAAACAAACTGTTTAGTTGCATCCATCAATGAATTAGTAAACCCTTCCATGTCGTTCGTTGGTGAGAACATTAAATCAATTGCGTTACCTAACTTACCAAAATCACCCCCCAAAACATTTAGTTGTGCTGCCATTTCAACCGCACCATCAATATCAAAAAGTTTTTCAGCGGCGGACTGTGCACTAGCAAGGTCGTAACCAATAGATGAAGCCTTTGCCGCTATCTGAGTAAAACCTCTAATTCCCTTACTAAAACCTAAAGTATTTATCATCTTTAAATTTGTAGTAGCAAATTCCATAAATTTGTTGGTAGACAGACCCATTGACCTCGCAGTTGAAGCCATTTCCTTAAGTGTTTCAGGTCCTTTTTCTAAACCAACACCAAAATTTGTTAAGGTAGCTAAGAAAGAACCTGCTTGAGAAGCAGTAAGACCAACCGCTCTAGCTTGTAACATTAGTCCTTCACCAACCTCTCGACTTATAGGGACCGCAAGTCCTAAGTCATTTATAAATGTTGAATATGTGTCTGCAACATACCCTATTTCAATACCATATTTTGTTGTCTCTTCCGCAACCTCAATAATATCAGCCCTAAGGTCTCTAGCCAATCCACCTGTAAGACCTAAACTTCTATTTACTTGATTTCTAAGTGCGGTGTCTAAGGCTATTATTGGTTTTGCTAATTCTTTAAATGAAGTAAGAATTTTACCAAAATCCAAACTAACCATTGCCTTACCGAATTTTAACACATCATCCGTTAAATCTAAGATATTCTTATCAAAACTAATTGTTGCTCCCCCCATTGAACCTAATGATTTTATATATTCACTAGTCTTACCTAACGCAGACTGACTCGTCACACTTCCACCGACTTTTTTAGACGCCTCACTAGCAGCTTTAGATAATTCATCAGCCATTATCTTCTGCTTCTGCGTTTCATCAGTTGCGTTATTTAGTCTCTTAAGTGCATCAATGGCTTTTTGTGTCATTTGGTATTAAGTATAACTATAAATACCCGTTAACCTTTTTTTTGTGGATATAATGTAGATTACCTTTTAGCCTTTTCGTTCTCGTAGTCTTGTTTCTTTTTTTCAAATTCCTCAACTAACATATTAACAAAAAACTTTCTTTCGTAGACAGGCATAATCATAACATCACTATACGTGAAATTCAGATGTTTCCCTAAATAATAGATTTCTTCTAAAACAGATGTTTTATAGTCCGTAGAATGGACGAAAAAATTCTGTGTCAAGGTTAAAGAATGTTTGTATTTTTTTTTCCGAAGGTAAAGTTATCTCTACCCCTTTGTCTAAACCTGGTGTGTTGTCAGTGACATACTTCCTAAAACTCTGAGAATCTCTAATAGGTATTGTACTAATGAAGTGTGATATTTTCATTGGGTCTTTTTCACCATCAACTGAAATAATCATCTTTTCTAACCTTTTAGTGACTGTTGGTTTTATTAACATATCTTTATAAACCTCACTAATTTTTTCTAATTCTCTCTCATCATTTGGTGATAAGAACTTAAATTTAACGACTTTTTTAGATGTTGGTAGTGTATAATCAAATAACCCTTCACTATCAGATGTTAGAGTAAATTTTTTATACTTAATGTTTTGTAGGTCATAATCAACCTCAACCGAAGAACCGGTATCAGGGTCAATTACAGATAGTTTAATCATAGAACCATATGCGGTATTTCTTAAAAACAATAAAACGGCTTCTTTGTCTGAATCGTGTAATTCATCCACGGTAATATCGTCATCTAAGATTTTAACCTTAAGTAACTCATCAATAACCAAACCTTGTTGGATTAAGTTTTGTGATGTTAAAATGTTTTCATCCGATGCAGTAAGAAAAGAAACTTTAAGTGTGTCTTTCTTATTTTTGTAGAATACCCCGTTAGTCGGTAACGGTATTACATCGAAGGCTACTTCCATTTTATAATTTTGTTCGTCCATATTAAACACTTTTGTTTTAATAATACACCATATAACCACATTGTAAAGCATAAAAAAACCCACATGAAGTGAGTTTCTTTAATTTTATATGGCCGTTATAGTTTTAGTATACTAATATACATCTATCTGGTCTTAACGTTACTGAGATGTCAGCTAAACCTTCATCAGAGTAAGATAAGTCATTAAAGTTTAAGTCAGTTAAAAAGGCTCCTTGTATAATCCATTTTTCTACCACAACACCTGTTGGGTCTAACATATCTAATTCAATATCTTTCTTATAACCCGCAGCATAACCCATTCTACCTGTAACAGATTCTGCGTGTAATCTAAACCATTCCATTAATGCTTGTGCCGCTGAAGGACCAATCGGGTCTTTAAACGTTACATTAATAGTGTTCCAATTAAACCTACCTGCAACGAATGTTGAGGTGTTTAGGAATGGTATTTCAACTGAACCTATGTTCGCTGAAGGTCTAGATGTTGTACTTACATACCACTCATTTATCCCTAAACTTGAAGGGAATCTTAAAATAAACCTATTCTTTTTCTTTGGTTCGTAAGGAACAGGCATTTTCATTAATAAATCAGCCATTTTGTATTTTTTTTAATTTGTTTCTTATTTATCTATAAATATCAAGTAATTTAAAAATCTTTCGATATTAGTTGACACTTTTAATTATTTTGTTTAAACTAGTTCCAGTATAACTCACTTAAAAACACTTAAGAAATAAAATATATAAAATATAATAACTTAAATATTACTAGTATACTAGTTCTAGCATCTACATCTTTGTTTTATCAGTCTTAGTGTAATACACGTTGACATTTTCTTCTCCTTTGTCGTCTAAGTATTTTTTTACATTGTCGACATTAGCTTTATCATCATCAGAAAACCCAATCATCGGGACAAAATTATTTTTGATGTCATTTTCTAACTCCATCGTAACCGCCAATTCTTCAGATAAAGAATTAACGTGTTTAATAAATAATTCTAATGCCTTAATTTTTTCTTCTTCAGGGTTAGCAGCACTACCCGCTCCGTGTGAAACAGGATGAAATCTACATAGGTCTAAATATTCTTGGAATAATTCTTCACCATCCCCGTCTATAACACCTTTATATTTCTTAAGTGACTCCACACACGATTCGAATGATAAACCACCCTTACCGTCTTTAACAATAGCTTCCACACCCTCTCTTAATGTCTCAGGGTTATGTCCTCTTGCCGTGATAATAGAAAATATTGAACCTCCGTTAATACATTCTATAAAGTCATTCCATGAAGGACCTGTTTTAGCAATCATAGCGTCTTTAACAAATTGGTCATTTCCATCTACACCGAAATTTCTAAAAGGATTTTCAGCAAAACCAACTATAGTATGACCTTTATAGTCAAAGTCTTCTTTTCCTATCTGTCCTCTGTACTCAGCAAAATCTGCAGTACCCATACCTATTTCTTGGTCTCCAAAACTTTTCACCATAATTTCAGTTGGCATATACATTAGGTTATCATCCCAATCAAATGCGTAATACTTAAAATCAGGTAAACCCTCTTCGTTAAAACCTTCAGATACCTCAACACTCATGATTTCCATAAGTCTTTTAATTTCTGATTCTATTAATGTTTGTTTCATATATTATATATACAAAGGGGAGGAA